CCAATTCGCATCGGGTGGGACGTCAATGGCATGAATATGTTTCTGAAAGAGTTTTCTTTCAGCAACGGCGGACAGCGGAATTCTTTCGACGTACACGACGCGGTTTTTCTTAATCGAAAATTATTCTGGGGAAATTTTCCTGAGACGCAGACGACGACGTTCGATCCGGCAAAAACAGGAACGTCGCTTATTCTGAGCAACAGCAATTGGCAGGTGCGCTCGCAGGGTCTTACAAGTCTCCAGTGGAACCAATCTCTCAGCACTACAGGCAAGACTTCTGGGAAAGTTTATTGGGAAATCCACATCAGGCTGCTCGCCTCGCTATTCGATAAAGTCTGTTGGGGAGCCACGATTAATGATGGCAACCAGAACAGTTTTATGACTGGTGCCCTGCACTGGGTGATCCGCAATGAGTTCGGCAGCGGAGTTGGTAACGGCGACGTAGGAGCGAGCGTCACTTACAATGTCGGTAATGAACCGGCCGGCGACAACTTCTTAGGTCTTGCTGACGTGCTGTGCTTCGCCGCCGACTTTGATTCCGGCAAGGCTTGGTATGGCTACTGGCATTCTGGTGCTGGCGTTACGGCCCCAATATGGGGACCATCTAATCCTGCGACGGGTAACAATCCCGTCTTCACTTGGTCTCCGTCAGGTACGTGGTTCGCCGCGACTCAGATGATCGACAACGGCGATAACAGCGGTCACATGAGGACCGCAGCGACGTCGTGCCGCTTCGCTCCGCCGACCGGCTTCTCCTACTGGGATACGTGACATGGTGACTAAATCACTAGAGAACGCTACTCTAATTCCGCTGCTGAGCACCGGGTCGCCGCACAAGACTCTCGGGCAGTTCGCGACGATCACCGACGTGATCAACGTCAAGAACTACGGAGCGCTGGGAAACGGCGTGGCAGACGACACGGCGGCCATCCAGGCTGCGTTCGACGCCGCGTTCGGAACGTCAGCCTCACCCAACTATCTCAGCTCGAACCTGAACAAGGGCGTCTACTTCCCCCCGGGAACCTATCTCGTCACTCCGTTCGCGACGAATAAGACAATAACCAACGTCATATCTGACGGAGCCGGCGGAGCGACCACCGGACATCTGACGTTCACCTGCGCGGAGGTCGTCACCGATCTCGTCGTCGGCAAGGCGATCTACGTAGAGGGCATCGACCAGGACGGCTACAGCAACGGCACGCGACACATCGCGTCGATCAACACCGGCAACAAGACCTTCACGACTGCAGAGCAGTATTACATCAACTCGCTGAGCTACACTTTCGCTGGCAGCGGCATCGACGTTGTCGCTGGCGAGAACTACATCACCAACAGCACGACTTTCAACGTCACGGCTACCGTCGTCGCTGGCACCTCTTGCAGACTGACGCGCTTCAATGGCTTGGCTGGCAACGCGCCAGCAGCGAGTGGGACTCTCACTCGTACTGGCACGGTGACTTATACCTTCACGGTCACTGCAGCCAACGCCACGGCTGGAGCGACGTACACGAACAACGGCGTCACCTACACGGTGACCTCTACGATCGCTGGCGGGCTGACGCTGGTGACGACGGCGACCGCGGGAGCGACGACCAGCGGCTCGACGCTGACGAAGACCAGCGGTACGGGCGACGCGACGATCACGTTCAGCGCCAGAGCGACCGCCGACGAGACGATCTCCTACTCGTCCTTCACCACTGGCGGCGTTGGTCGCACGCCGTGTCTGAGCGTGACGGGCGTGACGGGCGGCCTGATCTTCGGCATGAGTAAGTACGGGAGTTTCATTCAGGGCGTGGTTCCGGGCAGCATTGCTCTTGCTACCGACGGTTTCTACTACTCGACTATTCGCGACTTGGCGATGGGCGGACCGAACGGAGGACACTCGACGGCTGGCGGCAAGGGGCTGCTGCTCGACATGCGCGGCGGTCTCAACAGCTCCGTGCCGTTCGTCGGGAGTCAGGGGAACAAGGTCGAGAACTGCGCGTTCTTCGAGGTCGAGGTCGGCATCGAGATCGGTCCGAGCAACACGTCGCAGATGTCGGAGAACATGATCGATAACTGCCACTTCATCTGGCACACCTACTGCATCCGCAACGGGCTGAATAACAACTTCAACTGTCTGCAGCAGACCATCAACGGCGGTAACTGTCAGGCCTTCACTGGAGCAGGCATCTACGTTCCCTATGGCTCTGTTCCGGTCGTCAGCGGCATGGGATTTCAGTGCGGCGTCGGCAACAGCGGCGCTTGGGATTATCTCTGCAGCAATTCTGCAGGTGACACCATCACGATGGTCTCGTGTCGATCTGAGAGCTACAACGTCTGCTACTCGAACTTCCAGAGCATCTGCATGATCGGGGGTCTGCATCTCGGCGCGGGGCCGGGCTCGCTGGCCTACTCGCAGTCTACCTATGACATCACCAGCACGTACAGTCTGTCTGGCGTCATCAACTCGTGGCACGGCGGCTGCGTGCGCAACTCTTACTTCGGTCAGAGCGGACTGAACAACTCGTGGGTCACGAACGACACTGGATCTGGAGCTCCTGTCTACGTCGATCGCGTTCTGGCTGGTCGAACCAACATTCAGGCGGGCGCCGACTGGTGGTTCGCAGTCTCCGCTGCGAACGCGACGGCTGGCGCGACCTACACGGACGGCGTCTACACGTTCACGGTGTGGCAGACGATCACCGGCGGGACGACTCTGAAGACTACGACGAACGCCTTCAATGCTCAACCCCCGGTGTTGTCGGGCGGCACGCTAACCAAGACCAGCGGAACGGGAGACGCCACCATCTCGTTCTCGCTGGCCGATCCGACCGGGCAGTTCTACGGTCGAGGCATCATGGCCAACGACAGCGGGACGATGAAGTTCGTCGGTGACAAGGTAGGTCAGTGGCGGTCCTACACGGTTCCAGATATCATATTCACTAAGTCCGTGTTCGCTGATCTACCTGCCGCTGCTTCTCACTGGGCCGGACACACGACGTTCATCACGGACTGCAACTCTTCTACCAGAGGAGCGACTGCGGCGGGCGGCGGCGCGAACAAGGTCATGGTCTACTGCGACGGCACAAACTGGATAATCATGTGACATGCCGATTCAAATCCTAGACGCCGACAACAACAACATCCTCGACGCAGACGGAAACTGCATCGTGGACGCGGACGGCGACGTCACCTGTCTCGGTGGAGGTGGCGGTAATCAGGTTCTGCTCGGGCAGGCTTGTCTCTGGTCGTTCGACGAGATCGATTACTCAGACGCGGACGGGTGCATAACATGTCGTCTCCCCTGAGGGTTGGAACGAAAGTCATCTGCGTCGACACGCTCAACATCGAGCGTCTCTACAACGAGACGATTCCAGTGATGAATGGGACTTATACCATCCGCGAAATTATCAACGATCCCGCTGGCGGCTCTGGCAAGTGTGTTCGGCTGCGCGAGATCATCAATCAACCAGCGCCCTACAAGACGGGCGTCGCGGAGTGCTCGTTCAGGGCGAGCAGGTTCGCCGTCAAGCATGGAAAGTAAACAATGGCTGCGTCTGTTACCAGAACAGCCGATCCGGCAAGTGCTGCCGGTACTGCGAACGTCGTTACCTATTCCGGTGTTTCTACCGGCGTAGCTGCTGCTGATCGCGTTATTGCCATCCCGATTACATGGGAGGCAAATCTAAATCTTCTGGGCGTGACGATTGACTCCGGCGGCGGCGATGCGACCGCTGCGATTCCGGTCAACGTAAGATTTTCTACAACGGTCGGCGCTGCATGGGCGGTGCTGCACGTTCCTATCGGAACGACAGCGACCATCAAGGTTACATTCAGCGGCAACCCGTCGATCAACACGACGAAGATTTCGGTCTATCGCGTTCTCGGTGCGAGCTTCACTGTTGCGTCAACTGCGTCGAATACGTCGACCGACATGGACGCGACTGCGCCGCTGACGGCGTCTGTTACTATTCCGACCAATGGTCTTGGTCTCGCCTGCGCTGGTTGCGCGACGAATAGCACAGCGTCGAAAACGTGGACTTCCTTCACCGAAGATTTGGAAGACGACGTCACTAACTTTTGTCACACGGTCGCGACCAAGACGACTTCGGGAACGGCGAACTGCGTCTGCACGGGAAGCACGAACCTTGAAGACGGCGCGATGGCGATTGTCGTTTTCTCGGAGTCGCTTTCCGGTCCTGCGCATGAGTGGAATAGCCGTCTAACGGAAAAGCCGCCAGCGACCTCTTATCCCGCGCCGGTCTTGATGGACCTGCGCACGTGGCTACAGGCCAGCACAGGATTAAGAGGCGCGCTGCTACGGCCAGCCAACCAATTTGATTGGCCGCTGCCGATTGCGCGAGAATTTCCTATCAGTCTGCGAACGTGGACGGTTGATTTTCTTCCGCTTCTTCCGCCCAACTATATGCCCTCGCGCGTCGTCGATTGGGGCACGTGGGAGGATCCGCGCAAGGCGCAGACCTACATCGCTGTTAATCCGGCGCTGCTGTCTCCGACAGTCGTCAACAAGCCGGTTCAGTCGCAGTGGACGCTGCCGATTGGTCAAGACTATCCGGTAGACCTGCGGACGTTCGCGAGAGCGCCGCGTGCTCCAGACGCGAGACCACAGCAGCAGGTCGTCTGGGACCTGCCGACTGCTCCAGTCTATCCGTCTCAGCTGAGGACGTGGTCTGCGAAGCCGCAGGCACCAAATCCTCCTCCGCAGCGGCAGAGCATCGACTGGTCTCTCCCAGTGTCGCAGGTCTATCCGATCAGCCTGCGGACGTGGACTCGCGCGCCTCAGGTGACTGTTGCGGTATCGCTGCCAGTCAATCAGTACGACTGGCCGCTCCCGCGCGGCAGCACTTGGCAGGCGGAGCCGTCTCCCCCGTTCGCCACCATTGCTCGCGACGCGGCACGCTACATGCCCGGCGGAGTCTCCGACTGGGGAACGCCAGCACCGGTTGAATTCGCGCAGCCTTGGCAGCAGCCGTTCAACGTCGCGCTGCTGACGGCACAGGCCGTCTCTCGGCCGGCAAATCAGCTCGACTGGCCATTGCCGATTCAGGCTCAGCAGGTCATAAGAACTTGGCTGCAGGGTCCGCGAGTTGCTACTGGACTGAAGCCTGTTCTGGTCGCTGACTGGCCGCTCCCGATCAGGATGGCGCAGCCGGTCCGCACCTGGACTCAAGCGCCGCAGCCTGCGCAAGTCGTGAGCGCCAAGCCGGTCAATCAGTCCGACTGGTCGCTACCGCTGCGTCGGGCTGACGAGGAAGTCAAGACGTGGATCCAGTCGCCGAATGCCTCGACGCCGGTGACCTACATCCCGTCTCGCGTCGTAGACTGGGGAACGCAGGAGCCTCAGCGATCTATAGACGTCGCGTTTCACTTCAACGCGCAGCTCAAGAGTGTCGCGGCTGTCACGCTGCCGAGAAATCAGTACGACTGGCCGCTTCCTGCTCGCGTCGACTACCCGATCAGTCTGCGCTCCTGGGTCAACGCTGGCATCCAGATCGAGTACGTATTCAGAGCTCCGTACTACTCTCTGCGATGGAAGCAGCCGTACTTCAACTATGATCTCGCGCCGTTCGCGGTTGCTCTCCGCACGCCAGCGGCACAGAAGCCAGTCAATCAGTCGGACTGGCCGCTGCCGATTCTGCGGACCAGAGACGCAGTCGGATACACGTTCTCGCCGCGTGCACCCGAGAGGATGCCGGTCAATCAGTACAACTGGCCGCTGCCGATCGTTCGTACTCGCGACGCTGTCGGCTATACCTTTGCTCCGCGTGCGCCAGACAGGATGCCGGTCAACCAAGACGACTGGCCGCTCCCGATCCGGCGCACGCCGGACGCGATCACCTACACGCGCTCGCCGCAGTTCGGCGCGCCAGAGCAGATGCCGGTCAATCAGGACGACTGGCCGCTGCCGATTCGCAGAACTCGAGAGGCGATAACCTGGACGCAATCGCCGAACTTCGCGCAGCAGGTTCAGCCGAGGCCGGTCAACAACTTCGACGGCTCGATACCGATACGCCCGCAGACCTTCATTCAGGCGGTTCAGCAGAGCAACATCGTCATCCAGGCCTCTGCTTCTGCTCGTCCGGTCAATCAGTACGACTGGCCAGTTCCGGCTCAGCAGCGTCGAGAGGTTCTCACCTGGATCTCTCGTCCGCAGGCCGCGCCTGAGATCAGGCCGGTCAGCAACTTTGATCTGCTAGCGTTTCCGCGCCGCGTCTCTCAGCTGCCGACGTGGTTCGATCAGCAGACGACTGCGCTGCACACACCACCTCTGCCGGTCAATCAGGACGACTGGCCTCTGCCGTCTGCTGCTCAGCGAATGGCGAGTGGATACGGCTACTTCTTCGCGCCGTTCCTCGCTCGTCGGCCGGAGGCCATGCCGCCCACGACGGCGGTATTCCCGCCGCCGATCGGCTATCACTATCCGAACGAGCTTCGCTCGTTCCTGCGCAGTCCGCCTACGATAGTGCCAGCTCCGATCCCACCGCCTCGCAGAAGACCGACCCCCGGCGTCGGCCGAGGGAGACCGTTCGAGGCTAGACCCAGAGACTTCTCTGATCCTAGATCACCAGTATTGACCTCTGGTCCCAGGAATAATAGTCAGTGATGGATCTCTGGGAGAGAGGGTCGACCCGGTTCAAGTGGTGGCAGGACTGGAGAGGTCAGTGCGTCGCCGTAGTCGCAGCGGGTCCTAGCGCCAACAAGGTCGGCGTTGAGATGCTGCGGGACCGGATCCACGTTGTCGCCATCAACGAGAGCTACCGACTGTGTCCTTGGGCGGAAGTTCTCTACGGATGCGACGACGTGTGGTGGCACATTCGCCGCGAGAAGGTTAAGGGCTTCGAGGGAGTAAGACTCGGGCACGGCGTTAAGGAGAAGGGCATCCATGACGTCGTAGTTGCCAGAGACAAGGCCAAGAACCTGATACACAAGATGCTCTACGACGAGCCGGGGGTCGTCGGCGCTGGCGGCAACTCCGGGTATCAGGTTCTCAATCTGGTGACGCAGTTCGGCGCGACTGGTGTCGCTCTGGTGGGCTTCGACTTCAGCGAGCACGGCGGAGTTCACTGGCACGGTGCTCATCCAGCGCCGCTGCGCAATCCGGACAACGGTCGCTTTCACGAGTGGCGGCGACACATGACCGCCGCTGCTCCCGTACTCAAGAAGATGGGGGTAGACGTCGTCAACTGCTCCAAGACCAGCACCATCGAGTGCTTTCCGAAGATGACCATAGAACAGATGCTCAGGAGATGGAGTCTATGACTGAAGCCATACGCATATTCGTGGGATGCAGCGCGAACGGTGAGGACGCCGAGTCGCAGGGAATGTTCGAGTACACGGTTCGCAAGTTCTCGTCCATGCCGGTAGACATCACGTGGATGAAGCTGTCGAATGATCCAGCGTCTCCTTGGTACAGCAATCCGAAGAAGGGTGAGGGTTGGAATACCAGAGGATGGGCCACTCCGTTCAGCGCGTTTCGCTGGGCGATACCGCACGTCTGCGGGTTCAGGGGCAAGGGCATCTACAACGACGTGGATCAGATCTACTGCGCGGATCCCGCGGAGCTTTGGAACCAGAAGATACCGGACGGCAAGGCGATACTCGCGAAGAGCCCGAACACACACTGCGTTCTTCTGTTCGACTGCGAGCGAGCCAAGAAGTTTATCGTGCCGTTCGATCAGCTGCGCAGCAGAGAGGGTCTGTACCGGCAGGTTCGCAACAACATCGGCGGGGCGATAGCTCCCTTCCAGGGAAACTGGAACTGCCTGGACGGCGAGAAGTACAAGAGTCTCGCGGATCCGGAGATCAAGCTGATTCACTTCACGAAGGTGGAGACGCAGCCTCACCTGAAGTGGGCGATGCCGCGTCTAAAGGCCAGCGGCAGGCAGCACTGGAACGCCTTCACGCTTCGGGCCGACAAGCCGCAGCCTCACGCGCATCCTGAGGTCCAGCAGATGGTCGACAGGCTGTGGGACGAGGCGCAGGCGGAGGGATACACGGCGGACAGGTACGAGCCGTCGGTCGACGAGATGTTCGGCAGCTACGACGCCGTTCGCGGTGGAAAGAGAGCCGCCTAAGATGCCATCAACTTGGACGGACAAGGGTGTTCAGCGTCGCGTCATTAATTTTAGCGGGTTTCGTCTTGACGGTCTCGCTGATATTCTTCCTCGCGCGCGGGGCGCGAGTGTCTTTGACGTTGGTTGCAATCGCGGTGCTGTGTGCCACGATCTTGTTCTTGCTGGTGCTAGTGTCGTTCATGGATGCGACAACTATGTGAAGGGAATGGAGGTTGCGAACGAGTGGTTCGCCGACATTCGCAGCGTCGACGCTAGGTTCGAGGTGGTGGATCTCACCGGAGGTGGTGCCGCCATAGAGAAGGCTTTCGGCAAGAACCTGAGGGATAGCTATGACATAGTTCTCATGCTCGCTGTCTACCACAAGCTGTTCAGAGTCATGGAGAAGAGAGACCTGGACAGCTTGGTCAAGTGGCTCGCGGATAGATGCAAGAAGTTCTTCGTGTGGCGCGGCTCTCTGGAGGAGCGAAACGAGGTAGACGAGCTGATAAAGGGGATGGGGTTTCGGCGTATTCACTACTCCGAGATATGCGAGATCGAGCTGGAGGAGTTCGAGCAGCCTGTTCCTCAGCCTGCGGCCATCTGGGCGCGAGGCATCAGATTTGACTACGAGATGGCTAGGAAGAACCGATGAAGTGCGCAGATGGAATTTGGTTCCCCGACAGTGAGACTCACTTAGTCGAGATGGTCGCCAGAGGACCAAAGGTAGACGGCAGAGGTACTTATCAGTATCATAAGCTTGACGCTGCTCTGAGAAGAGTAAAGAAGAGGCGCTGTGCTCTAGACGTAGGGATGCACATTGGTCTATGGGCCATGCATCTCGCGAGGCAGTTTGATAAGGTGATCGGTTTTGAGCCGGTCACAGAACACATCGAGTGCCTCCGACTAAATATGTCTGGCCTCAAGAATTATGAGGTACATCACTGCGCGGTTGGACATCAGCACGCAGAAGTCGGCTTGAAGTTCATGCACGGTAGTACCGGGAGCACGCAAGTTATCGAGGGCGGTACTGGTGTCTCGATGGTAAAGCTGGATGATTTTGATTTCGTGAACGTTGACTTTATCAAGATCGACGTTGAAAATTATGAGTATTTCGTCGTGGAGGGCGGCGAGAACATCATCAAGAGACACAGACCAATAATCATCCTCGAGCAGAAGGGCGACAAGACGAGGAAGCATAAGTCTGTCTACGGCAAGGAGCGACACGACGCAAAATTGCTGCTTGAGTCGTGGGGTGCGAGAGAGTTGTTTGAGATGAATGGCGACCACTGCATGGGATGGAGTTAGCAGAGTGGGCTTCGGCGACGAGATCATGGGCTCTGGCATGGCGCGAGGAGCGCACGCCAAGGGCAAGCGAGTGGCCTTCGGCGACGGACAGAGGATCAGCTGGTCCAGCTGGTGTCCTGAGATCTACTACAATAATCCCAACGTGGCTCCTCCGGGCAGTGAGAGGGACCAAGACCTCATCTGGGTGGATCACTATAAGGGACGTCGCAAGTACAACAAGCTGGTGAATGGCAGGTGGGTCTGGAACTTCGACTTCCGTCCTACGCCGGGAGAGTTCTTCTTCGACGAGCAGGAGACCAACGTCGCCAAGGCTTTCAAGCCGGGTTTCGTCGTAATCGAGCCGAACGTGCCGTGGCACAAGTCGGTGGCGCCGAACAAGGACTGGGGCGAGGGGAAGTACGAGGAGGTCGCGCGTCGCCTGATACTTCAGGGCGTCGACGTCATTCAGTTCAAGCACAAGAACTCGCGGCGCATAATTCAGCAGGCGGCTATCGTGGAGCTGCCTAAGTTTCGTCACGTGATCTCCGCGCTGTCGCAGGCTGCGCTGTACATCGGTCCTGAGGGCGGGATGCATCACGCGTCTGCGGCCGTCGGAGTTCCCGCAGTCGTGCTGTTCGGCGGGTTCATCCCCCCGGCTGTTACCGGGTACGAGGGACACGTCAATCTGACCGGGGGAGCAGAGGCCTGCGGTCACATCGAGAAGTGCGATCACTGCAAGAGAGCCATGTCCAATATCTCAGTAGACGAGGTTAAGGACGCAGCAATGAGGATGATAGCCACATGATGAAGTGTGAGACTGGGATACTGCAGAATAGAACTGAGATCGAGGTCTTCACCAAGTTGTTGGTGGACAATAACGTGAAGTCGTATCTGGAGGTCGGATCCAAATTTGGTGGATCTCTTTGGTACGTCGCGAACAAGCTAATGGGGGGATCTAGGATCGTGTCGGTGGATCTGCCGCACGGTGACGCGTCATTCAAGAAGAGTCAGGGGCCTCTAGAGGAGTGCGTAGCTGAGCTGAAGAAGCGCGGATATGACGCGCATCTGCTACTCGGAGACAGCACAGATAAGAACATAATTGACAAGGTGCGCGCGCTAGGTCCCTTTGACGCTGTGTTCATAGACGCTAATCACACGCTGCCCTACGTCAAGAAGGACTGGGAGAACTACAGTCCTCTCACCAAGATGATAGCATTTCACGACATAGGATTCTATCGCAAGAAGGGTCTGCCTCCGCACAAGAAGCCGATAGAGGTTCCCATCTTCTGGAGGGAGATAAAAGCCCGGCATCGTCACCAGGAGATACGGATGGACAGTCAGGACAACGGGATCGGTGTGCTGTGGCTGTGAACTTCGTGGCGTGGCTCTGGGGCAGCAAGTATCCCCTGGAGTCCGTGGAGAAGCTGGCCGCTGGCCTGCGCAGGCACTACGCGCAGAAGCACAGACTGGTCTTGGTAACGGACAGAGACGTCAAGTCGTGCGACAGGTACGACGTGGTTCCTCTGGAGGACAAGGAGCTCATCGGGCGCGGCTGCTTCTGCAGGCTGCGCACGTTCGATCCGGAGTGGCAGGCTCGTCACGAGCTCACCGACAGGATAGTTGGAGTTGATCTGGACTTGGTCATAGTCGACAGGACGGATCCGCTGTTCGATCGGGAGGAGCCCTTCGTCATACTGAAGGGTGTCAACGCGATTAATCCTAATCCGTTCAACTGCAGCATTTACATGCTGAGACCGGGTAGTCATTCAGAGGTCTGGAGAAACTTCTCGCTGGATAAGGCGCAGAAGATACAGTATCACGACTTCCCTGACGATCAGGGCTGGATCTGGCACATGCTTCCTGAAGCCGGAACCTGGAAGGGCGGACATCCGTCAGGTATCTACGGCTTCAAGAAGCCCGGATGGCCGCCGCACTCCTCGGCTCTGCCGCTGAACTGTCGCATCGTCGCGTTCATCGGCTGGAGAAAGCCTGAGCAGTTCACGCATCTAGACTGGGTGCAGAAGCACTGGAGGGTGTGATGATAGACCCGCAGTCAGTTGCTCTGTTCATTCCTCCTGGACTGAAGAAGTTCAAGTTGAACTTGTTCGAGCGCATAGGGCAGAAGATAGGGAGAGTTGTTCGTGACGATCCTCAGCGACTTGATGACCTGCCAGAGCACGTCATACCCATCGTCGGATGCAGTCCCTTCCTCAAGCCTTGGTACGACAAGTGGAGAAAGAGCGGAAGAAAGTTCATATACTGGGATCGCGGCTATCTTCGTCGCGTGTTTGCCACGCATCTGCCCAAGGGCAGTGAGATGGGAATTCCTGGAGGATACTATAGATGGCATGTCAACCACTTTCAGATGCAGAGCATCGCTGACGTACCAGAGGATCGGTGGAAGTTTCTAAAACTAGAGTCGTCGCTGCGTCCGTGGAGAAGTAGCGGCAAGCGCATCGTGATAGCCGACACGCTGCCGGACTACTGGAACCTCTTCGCTCACGTCTATTGGGCGAGGGACGTGGCCGAGGAGCTCAAGAAGTACACTGATCGGCCGATCTTCGTGCGGCACAAGGAGAGCCCGGTGCCGCTCGAGAAGGAGTTGGCTGACGCTCACTGTCTAGTCACGCACGGTAGCATCGCCGCGGTAGAGGCCGTGGTGATGGGATGCCCGGTGTTCGTCGACAAGATGAGCGCTGCTGCGCTGGTGGGCGAGACAGACTTCACTAGAATAGAAAAGCCAGTCTATCCGGAGCGAATGCCTTGGCTTCACAGCTTGGCGTACAATCAGTGGAACGAGGACGAGCTGGTCAACGGAACTCTGTGGAGAATGATACGCTGATGCCGTGGATAAAGGTCACGAAGCCGTTCGACTACTGGCCGTCTTCTAGGTCCGTGATGTCTTACAAGCCTGGGACCTACTTGGTGAAGAGAGCTTGCGCCGAGAAGGCAGTTCGCGAGGAGTGCGCAGTCGTGGTTGAGAGGCCAGAGAACAAGGGAAAGAAGAATGTCGTCAGGTGAGCTGAGATACTTGGTCGGGTTCTACTCTAGACAAGCTCTGGGGGTCTCTTCGCCTCCCGAGCCTGACTACGGGGACACCGAGAACGGCTTCTTGGGCACCGCGAACTTCGTCACGCGCGGCAACATCTCGCCCAAGCTGGGAGGCGAGCAGATACTCGCCAGTCGGCTGACGGGCACGAACTACGTGAACATCACAGTCAGACAGTCCTCCATGACCTCGCTGGTCACAACCGAGTGGATGGTCAAGAACGAGGAGACTGGCGACACCTACAATATCCGCTCCATAGTAGATCCGGACGGCGGGCGAGTACGTCACGGGTTCATGTACGAGATGCTCTGCGAGAAGGGAGTAGCGGTGTGAACGACTCAGTCAGAAAGCTGGATCAGCTGCTGACCAGACAGCTCCCGAAGGAGCTGCACGATCTCGCAGTGGAGGAGCTGAACAAGCAGGCCGAGAAGCTGAGACAGGCTATCGCGGCCGCTGCTCCAGTACACGAGGGTACTCTGCGAACCACAGTCAAGACGGTGCCGGGTAAGAAGGACACGACCGTGCGGATAGTCGCGGGTGGCCACGAGACCGTCAGGGAGTCCGTCTCCTCTAAGCCGTACGACTACGCCAGAGCAGACGAGTTCGGCACCGTGAACATGCCAGCGCAGCCGTTCTTCTTTCCGACCTACAACAGGATGAAGAGACAGATCAAGGAAGAGATGAAGGCCAAGGTAGCGCTCAACATCAAGAAGTACTCAGCATGAGCGATCCATCACTAGAGCTGCAGGCCGCGATAGTCACCAAGCTGAAGGCCGACGCTGGCGTCAAGGCCATCGTCGGGGATCCTGCTCGGGTGTACGACGAGGTTCCCCCCGGCCCTACGTTTCCATATATCTCCATAGGTGACAGTCAGGTTCTGCCAGACAAGGCCGACTGCATCGACGGGACAGAGATCTTCTTCAGCATAGACGGATGGGCTCGAGACAAGAGCATACCGATGGTGAAGAAGATCAGCAAGGCAGTAGTGGCCGCGCTGGACGACCAGGATCTCACGGTCTCTGGATACTCTGTGATAGTGTTCGAGCTGAACACCGTCAACTATCTGCGTGATCCGGACGGACTGACTCGTCACGTCGCGCTGAACTTTCGTGCGTTGATACAACTAGCTTAACCGAAGGAGAAACTAAGATGGCACAACCGACCGTTATCCCGGGCACCAAGCTGCTGATCTTGATCGGCATCGGCGGTGACTCACCCTCCGGGAGCCCGGACGTCTTCTCTGAGCCGTGCGGGTTGACTACCAAGAACTTCAGTCTGTCGGCGTCTACTAATACTACGCTGATCCCGGACTGTCTCGATCCTTCTCTGCCCGCGTGGGAGGCGAAGGACGTGAACGCCTTGTCGGCCGAGGTGTCTGGCTCTGGCGTGATGGCCTGCGAGTCGTTTCACACTTGGCTGGACTGGTTCATGGGCGCGACTGAGCGCAGTGCTCGCATTCAGCTCGTGTCTCCGACTACTCTGCCGCTGTCTCTCGGCTACTGGCTGGGATCGTTCCTGCTCACCGACCTCAAGTACGGTGGTGTTCGTGGACAGAAGGTCACTCTCGACCTGACTATGGTGAACAACGGCGCACTCACGTTCGTTCCCGCGTGAGTTCCACATCTAGCCACGGAGATATGGATCATGGCAGTGAACGGAGAAGTGGAGTTGACTTGGGCGGATGGTACGCACAAGTTCAACATAGCGAAGGTAGCTCAGATACTGGAGCTCGAGGACAAGTGCGGATGCGGCATAGCAGAGGTCTTCAGCCGCATCCGCGATGGCAAGTGGAAGCTGAACGATATCAGGGAGACCATTCGTCTGGGACTCATAGGTGCTGGTCAGGAGCCTCTCAAGGCTCTGGTGCTGGTTCAGCGGTACGTAGACGAGAGGCCTCTGACAGAGAGCGTCTATATCGCGTTGGTCGTCATCATGGCCGCACTGACGGGCGTGCCTGGAGACGAAGTCGGAAAAAAAGAGAAGGCGGAGACGGCCAAGGAGACTCCAAGTCGCCAGTCTACCACGACGACGGAAGAGTTCGCCGCTCCGCAGTCTACGGTCTCGGAGCAGCCCTCGGGTGGTCTCCAAGACAGACAGACGAACTGACCTTGTGGGAGCTGACCGCCAGCGTAGACGGCTACAACAAGTCTCAGGGCGGAGATACACCAGTGGAGCCACCGAGCAACGAGGAGTTCGACTCCATGGTGATGAGTTATCACGAGTCCAACATGACGATACAGTGAGATGGCAAACGAGACAGCAGCTCTAGTCGTAGCGCTCTCCGCGCAGCTGACGAAGTTTCAGAGTGACATGGACGCTGCGTCTGCCATCGCCGGCAACGCGGTGAAGGGCATCGAGGACAGCTTCAGCAAGCTGAACCCCGACGCCTCCAAGTTCATGAGCAACTTCGCAGACGCCGCGAAGGGTCCGGCTCAGGACGCGGGCAACACCATCGGCGTGGCCCTTCTGGCCGGGTTCGGCGTGGCCATCGCGGCGATAGTCACCAAGATAGGTACTCTGATAGACGGTCTGTCTAAGATCGGCGATCGCGCGGACGAGCTGCGTCTGCCGGTCAATCTGCTTCAGGCGCTGTCGGTCGCCGCGGACGAGGCGAGAGTTCCGCAGGAGAAGCTGAACAAGGCTCTAGACAAGTTCACCGAGGTCAGCAAGGCGTCTAAGGATACTGCGGAGGACTTCTACAAGGCGCTGAGCAACGTGGGCAAGGGTTTTGTGGACGCGTTCGAGAAGGCTCCCACGCAGGCCGCGAGGCTGGACGTCATAGCCAACGCTCTCAGGTCGACGACCGACGAGGTCAAGAGAGCTCAGCTGGCGCAGACGGCCTTCAAGACGGACAACGAGCAGTTCATCTCGATCCTGGCCGGCGGAGAGCAGGGCATCGCGGCGGCCGGACAGAGGATGAGGGAGCTGGGACTGGCCATCGATGAGGCTGCGGTCAAGCGCGCTCAGGAGGCGCGAACCAATTTGTCGCTGCTCGCCAGAGTCATCGGGGACGAGCTGAGCAGCTCGCTCGGCGCTCTCGTGCCGACGCTGGCCTCTGTAGTACCTCTCATCATCAAGATGTCTGCGGCGGTCAGGGACTTCTTCGACGCTCTCAAGCCAGCGGAGCAGCAGGGTCCGAAGGCGCTGGAGTCCAACATCAAGGATCTAGAGACTCAGATAACTAATCTGGAGGCTCTCCAGGAGAGGATCGCTACCGGAGACGGGAAGGGCGTAGGCGCGGAGGGATCGTTTCAGCAGGCGTTCAACACCAAGCTGGGACAGCTTCTCAATCTCACCGCGAACGACACGACGGACCGCGACAAGCTGATCGCCATCGGCGAGAAGATAGACGAGTTCAGGACGCAGCTGGACAAGCTGAAGCAGGCGAGAGCAGAGTTCGAGGCGTCGGACGTCACGGTCGGCGGCGACCCGAACAAGGGTGCTCACGCTGGTGGTCCAGGTGCGTTCAAGCCGAGGCCACTTCTCAATCCAGCCGCCGGTAGTCAGGCTGATCCGTTTCAGGCTCAGGTGGACAGCATCAACCGGCACATAGCGGCGCTCAACGCGGACGCGGCGGCGGTCGGCAAGACCGCTGCGGAGCATCAGCAGCTTCGCACCGAGGTGTCGCTGCTGCAGGCCATTCAGCGAGAGGGTGGCGAGGTCACTCAGGCGCAGATCGACAGCTACGCCGTTCTTCGCGCGTCCATGACGCAGCAGGAGGCGCTGACGGCGGCTGGCATCGAGCTGAATCAGCGGCACGCGGACTCGTTCACCAGCGTGTCGCAGCGAATGCTGACGGCGGCCGACGCCGCGGACAAGACCAAGCTCGCCTTTCAGGGCATCCAGAATGCCGTGCAGTTCGGAGGCAATCAGCTCATAGACATCATGGATGGTCTGCGCAATAAGACCCTGAGCGCCGCAGACGCCATGAAGAATCTGACGAACAATCTCATTCGCGCTCTGGAGCAGGCTCTTCTTCTGGGTCAGGGACCGCTGGCCGGACTGCTGGGAACAGCGACCTCGGTCCCAGGCGGAACCGGAGGTCTCGGCGCGATTTTCTCGTCCTTCTTCAGTGGAGCCAGAGCGAGCGGTGGCAGCGTGTCCGCCGGCGGAGCGTATCTTGTCGGAGAGAACGGACCAGAGCTGTTCAAGCCGAACGCCTCGGGGAACATCATACCCAACGCGATGTCCGCGGGAAGAGGAGGCGGTCAGACGGTGGAGATAAACAACTACGTGTCCGCCGACACGGAGACTCGCACGCAGAGACGGCAGGATCCAGCAGGCGGAGAGCGCATGATCGTAGACATAGTTCGCAAGGCTCAGGCCAGAGGCGACTTCGACGACGTGAACAGAGGACGGTTCGGCGTTCGACCGACCAAGGTGCGATGACCAACACTTGGCCCTCTACTCTTCCGCAGTGTCCTCTCCTCAACAACTTCTCCGAGGAGAGGCAGGTCAACGTCGCCTCGTTTCAGGGAAGCGTGGGGACGGCGAAGATGCGTCGTCGCAGCACTGCAGTCTCGACCCTCACCGCGGTCGCGTTTCGCCTTACGAGCGCGCAGCGGCTCACGTTCAACACGTTCTTCGAGACTACGCTGGCGGACGGGACGCTGCCGTTCGAGTGGCTGCATCCCATAACGAAGGTCAACTACACGTGGATCTTCAGGCCGGAAGAGGTTCCCAAGATAGACCGCATGACCCCCGGCACCTTCCGGGTCAGCTTCAACCTACTGAGACTTCCATAGATGCCTCGCAACATATCGATGTCGTTTCGTCAGTCGGCCGAGGCCAACTTCTCGGACGACGTAGATCTCTGCTTTCTCACGATATCGCACCCTACGCTGATAGATCCAATTCGCGTAGTGTGGGACACGAAGGACTTCGTCTACGGGGGCAACACGTTCATCGGGTTCCCGTTCGACATCACGCTGCTGTCGGACGACGAGCAGCCTCCCACAGCGAAGCTGACGATACAGAACGTAGATCCGCGCATCGGCGACACGGTGCGTCTTCTGCAGTCGCCGCCTCGTCTCAAGATGGAGCTGCTGTCCTCCACAGATTTCGTGCTGACTAACGATCCGCGAACAGAGGTGGGATCTCCAGTGCCGACAGTCGTCTACATGGCGGACAAGCTGTTCCTCACTAACATCCAGGTGGACGTGCTGGCCATCTCTGCGACGATAGTAGGCTGGGACTATCTGCAGAGAGTATGGCCGGGTCAGCGAGCGCTGCAGTCTACTTTTCCAGGGCTCTTCAGATGAGTAGACCGTGGTTCGAGAAGTACGTCGGTCTTCCGTTCGTGGACGGAGGACGCGACTGGCCGGGGGTGGACTGCTGGGGTCTCGTGCGACTCGCGTTCAAGACCGAGCACAAGATAGAGCTTCCGACGTACGGAGATATTCCTGCGTCTGAGCTGATACGCATAGCCTACAAGGTCGCGGAGGAGACTGCGAAGGAGCCGTGGCACCCTGTGGACAAGCCGCAGATGTTCGACATGGCTGTCATGTATCGAAAGCATGCTCCCATTCACGTTGGTCTCATGGTGGATCACAGAGTTCTGCACATCGAGCGGGCGACCTCTGCTGTTCTGGTGCCCATGAGTCATCAGACTGTTCTGTTTCGCAACTTGAAGTTCTTTCGTCACACGGAGATGATGAGTGTCGAATCGGCTCGATAAGAACAAGGTGGCGGTCGCCTATCGCGAGCCGTTCGCGTTCGGGAGCACGCCGTATCGCGATCTGCGAGTCGGCGGCGAGACGATAGCGGAGATCGTGCGCAGTGTTCCTCGGCTTCCGGACATGTTCGAGTCTCGAGGCGTCGTCTGCGTCAACAATCAGGAGGTCCCGCGCGAGATGTGGGGTCGCGTTCGGCCGAAGGTGTCCACGGGCGAGCTGCCGATAGCGGTGACGCTGCACTGGCCTCTGGGAAATCTCGGAGGCAGCAACTCAGGCAAGTCCATCATAGCGCTCGTCGCCGCGATAGCGCTGATAGCCGTCGCGACCGCTATCACTGGCGGTGCCGCTGCCGTCTTCACAGGGTTCGGAGAGGCTGGTCTGTTCGCGGCTGGCTCCACGAGTGCGACCCTGCTGGCCAGTGCTGTCAGCGTCGCTGGTGCTCTGGCGATCTCGGCTCTCACCGCGCCACCGACGCAGGACATCGCATCCGGCGCGGGAGAGAGTTCCGCTGACAACAGAGAGTCTGCGTCGGCGCAGGCCAACCTGATCAATCCGGGAGGCGCGATACCTCGCGTCATAGGGACCAGAAAGGTGTATCCTCCCTTCGTCACTGAGCCTCTGGTGGAGCTCGTAGACGACGACGAGTACGTAGAGGCCTTGATGGCTCTGAATGGTCCTCATCTGCTGGAGGATCTTCGGGTCGACGGTGTGTCCATAACGGATGCCGAGGACGTAGAGTTCGAGACTCGCGAGGGATGGGAGAGCGACACACCTGTAACCTTGGCGACGAGGCAGGGAAAGACCTCTGCTCCTCAGATCACCATGTCGCAGCCGACCCTGAAGTCGGACAACATCAGCTTGGTGCACCAGAGTTTGCCAGAGACGGATCTGTCCGTGTGGCACGGAGTCGCGGCGAGAAACTCTCCCGACGAGATCTGGTTTCACTTCTTGCTTCCCGGTGGTCTGGCCATCGCAGGCAACTCCAGATGGCGTATTCCTCTGAGAATACGAATGCGTCTGCGGGGCTCCAGCACCTGGATAAATCTGCCGGAGCTGCACTACGCGAACGACACCATCAGGCAGCTCCGCTTCGCAGTCCTGTTCAAGTGGCAGGACGTAGCTGATCCTGTCGAGACGGTGCCAGCGAACAACGGCTTCGTCTACGCGTTCTTCGATCCGATAGATCAGACAGTGGCACCGCCGACTCCTGCCGATCGCAGCTGGACGGCAGACTCTTACTTCAACAAGGGAGGAGGCCTCCACTACTACAACAACGGCAACGAGGACGCCTCTCGAATACAGAACATAAACCTGTTCGACAATCGAGCCGAGATCTATCTCAGCGAGGCCTCCTTCCCGAAGGGGATATACGAGTTCGAGGTCAAGCGCGGAGTGTCCTTTCAGGACAGCGCGTTCAACGAGACCAACTATACCTACGCTGCGCAGCAGGTGGACTTCTTCTGGTATCAGAACGTGTCGTCTCCGCAGGTCACCAATCAGACCAACGTGTCGGATCGACTGTCGTTCATCAGAGTCATATCGGTCTGGAACGACTATCCAGTCAAGAAGTCCGGCTTCGCACTGGTGGCGCTGAGGGCTGTCAACAGAAACATTCAGAGGATCTCGACTGAGGCGTCTGGCTACGTCAAGGACTGGGACGGCTCGGGGTGGAACACGTGGACCACGACCTCTAATCCTGCGCCGCACTACGTCGACGTCTTGTCGGGCGCGCAGAACCTGGATCCTCTTCCTTCGGATCTTCGCGACGACACGGGAATACTGGCTTGGCGCACGCTCTGCACAGACAACGAGTGGACGTGCGATACCATAGTAGACGACATGAGAACGCAGGACGTTCTCGCCACGCTGGCGGCCTGCGCGTATGCCAAGCCGTATCAGTCGGATCAGTACGGGGTGACGGTCGACAACGATCGCAGCGAGGACGTGCCTGTTCAGGTGTTCTCTCGCATCAACACTAGCAACATGCACTTCGACCGCGCGTTCGTCAGGCCTCCGGAGGGCTTCGTCGTCACCTATCGGGACAATCTCTCTGACGACGACAGAGCACAGACCTTCGTCTATCAGCGAGATCCGTCCATAGCCACCACAGGTCTTCTGGAGTCCATCGCGTACGAGGGACTGGTGGACTTGGCGAAGGTTCGGGCTCGCGCTCAGTTCGATCTCGATCAGGCTAATCTCAGATCTACGTTCTACACGTTCGACACGGACATAGAGTCAATAGTCTGCAGACGCGGCTCCCTAGTCGGGCTGCAGCACGACATCCTGACCTCCCGGTCGGGCGACGCTCGCATCAAGACTGTGACGAAGGGTAACAGTCCTCTGCAGATAACCGGACTGATACTGGACTCCACGATACCGGTGACGAACGAGCCGGACATGCACTCCGTGACGGACATGCACTCCGTGACGGACATGCACTTGGTAGGCGTGACCACCGGCATAGCCATTCGAAGAAACGACGGAACTCTCTCGACGCATCTTCTCAGCAACTCCACCGGGGAGACCAACACGGTTACTCTGGCCGTGCCGTTCTCTGATCCCGGCACGATCGTGGGCTTCTCGGACACGAACTACGAGTACGGCTGCATGGTCACGGCCGGGGATCTGCACAGCGAGTATCGTCGGATGCTGGTGTTCTCCGTGACGCCTCAGGCCGACTTGAAGGCCTCCGTGACTCTCGTGGACGAGGCTCCGTCTCTGCTGCGATACGGCAGCAATCCTCTGTTCACGATGGGAGAACTCAGTGCTCTATACGCGATGGACGGAACAAGTCGACTCTCAACTATGGGGTAGTAGATGACTACGTTCGCAGACTTCGCTATCGTTACTCCGGCTGCTGGTGACTACATCGCGGGTCACTTGGCAGCGGGCGGAGCTGGATCAGACAGAAAGTACACCAGAGCGAGCTTCGCCAATCCACCGACGGACGACGGCATGGCGCTCGGCTCTCTTACTGGTCCTCTCAGGTGGTCGGATCTCTATCTGGCCTCCGGTGCAGTCATCGACTGGAATAGCGGGAACGTCGTAGCGACGCACTCTGCTGCCACTCTCACGTTCACCGGACTGACGACGCTGACTCTAGGAGCAGCGTGCGCCGTGACCGGGGGCTCGTTCAAGGCGGCGAGTCCGTCGGGTGGCGTCGGCTACTCGACGGGAGCAGGAAACACGGTGACGCAGCTGTCGAGCAAGTCTACGACGGTCGCCTTCAACGCGCTGTGCGGCGCGATCACGCTGAACGGCGCGACGCTCAACGCTCAGACAGTCGTCTCGTTCACCTTCACGAACACGTCGATAGCTGCCACCGACGTGCTGATATTCAATCACATCTCCGGCGGAACGATCGGAGCGTACTTCATGAATGCTCAGGCGGCTGCAGGCTCGGCGACCGTCAACATCAGAAACATGACTGGAGGCAACTTGACCGAGGCTCCCGTCATTCAGTTCGCGGTCATCAAGGCCGTCAACTCATGACCAGCACTGAGCAGCGCGTACAGCTACTGATCGGAGCTCAGGCCATCCAGATCTGCGAGCTGCAGTCGCAGCTCGAGATCGCCGCGACGAAGATAGAAGAACTCACCGTTCAGCTAGCTGCGAAATTCGAGAAGGGGAACACAGATGGCGCTTGATCGCCTCACACCGTCCAGCACGACTCCCGGGGCCGTCGACGGCGACGACTACATGGATCAGGTTCTGGAGGAGATCACTGGTCTCTGGAATCGGGCGACCATAACTCTCACGGCTGTCTCTGGCACGAACACTGTCACGGCGACTGCTGCTCCGGCGCTGACGGGCGCTCTGGACGGCAACATGAACTTCATACTGAAGCCAGCCGCCACCAACTCCGGAGCCGTCACTCTGAACATCAACGCGTCCGGCGCGGTGGCTGTGGTGGACGCCGAGGGCACCGCGCTCACCGCTGGCGCTCTCCGCATCAACGCGAACTATCTGCTGCACTACGACAGCGGGATAGCGAAGTACGTCGTAGTCGGATACACTCCTGCGGCGGTCGTGGCCGTGGGATCCAAGCTCATCAGCCGAGTGCAGCTCACGGCGGCTCGGGGATCTATCGACTTCGTCCACGGCGCGACTCCGACCGACGGCGTGGGACAAGTCGTTCTCGACAGCACCTACGACACCTACGAGCTAGTAATCTCCGGATGTCAGCCTGCCACCGACGACGTCGAGGCTTGGCTGCGCATCGGCACGGGTGGCGGTCCGACCTACCAGACTGCGGGCTACAGTTCCTATGTTCGCGCACAGGCCAGCGCGACAGAGGCGACCGCCATCAACACGAACCTCGGCCAGATGAACATGACGCGCTCGTCTGGAACACTCGACGTCGGTAACGCCAGCGGCGAGGACTTCGACGCGACAATCAAGTTCGCTGATCCTAGCGGCGCTACCAACTTCTTTCGCATGTACGGTCAGTGTGTCTACGGTGCGGCAGTCGGCGGAGCTAGCATGTTCGCGTCGACGCTCTTCTCAGGAGGATACAACACGGCTGTCGCCATTACGGCGATCCGCTTTCAGTTCGAGAGCGGCAACATCAACACTGGCGGGGTAGCCTGCCTCTACGGAAAGACGAAGTCATGACGTATCAAGAGATCTTAGAAGGCATCACTCGGCATCGCGGTATGCCCGTCGACGCGGGCGACTTCGACACACTGAAGATCGATCTCCGAAGAAAGACAGACGAGATCGAGTGGGCTCTCCAGGCGCTGGCCGAGAAGCTGGCGTCGGGCGACAAGGAGTAGGACTCATGAGACCAGTAGACGTCGTACGAAAGCTCTGTCCGCACGCGAAGCCCAACTACGTCGCCGCCTTCGAGAGAGGCGACGCGCTGTTTCAGAAGGCGGGCATCACCACGAAGCTGCGCTTCTGTCACTTCGCAGCTCGCGCGTTTCAGGAGACGGGAGATCTCACCATCGAGTGGGAGAGCGGCAACTACAGGTCGGCCGAGCGCATCTTCGAGATATTCGGCGTGGGCCACCACTCGGCTAACGTGACTATGGCCGAGGCTAGGAAGCTCGTGGGCAACGGTCCCGCGCTGTTCGAGCGCGTGTACGGTCTGGGAAACCCCGCGAAGGCCAAGGAGCTCGGCAACACGCGTCCTGGCGACGGCTGGCTGTTCCGAGGCGGCGGAATACTGCAGACCACCGGCGGATACAACTACAGAGAGATCGGCAAGAAGATCGGCGTGGATCTGTACAACCATCCGGATCTGGTGATCTCGGCAGAGCACGCTCTCAAGCCCGCGCTGCAGGAGTGGACGGATCTAGGCCTCAACAAGTACGCAGACGCCGACGACGCTCTCGCTGTCGGTCGCGGCATCAACCTCGGCAACCCCCGGTCCACGCGCACTCCGAACGGATATCAGGATCAGATGTCCTGGCTCCGCGTTCTCAAGAACAACGTGTCGTCGATAGAGCTCGGCGGGACGTCAGATCCGGTGGACGTGCACGACGCGTTCTGGCTGCAGAAGTCTCTCAATAAGCTGGGATATGGACCACTGGACGAGGACGGCAGGATCGGGAGCATGACTCGGGAAGCCATCAAGGAGTTTCAGAGGGCGGCAGGTCTGGACGCCATCGACGGAATACCTGGACCGAAGACGGAGGCCGCACTCGTAGCGGCACTAGCCAAGAAGGGATGAAGCCACGATGACTAACACAGACACGAACGGCACCACGCCGAAGATAACCACGAACCCTCCGTCCGACCCGTCAGGGTGGATGTCAGATGTGCAGAGAGCAATCGCACTCATACTAATCGGAACGTTTGCTATCGGCGTCATCTCCATGACGCTTCGACTGACGTGGTCGGCGGACGTTCAGACCATCAACGAGGTGGTGAAGACCGTGCTGGCCGCGCTGGTCAACATGGTGCTGATCGCTCTCGGGTTCTTCTTCGGATCTAACTTGTCCAAGACTCTGGCGGACGCTGGTCAGCAGAAGGTCGTGGAGCGTCTCATCAATCCGCAGCCTCCTGCTCCGCCTGCTCCGGCCGCGCCGACAGTCGTCGTGTCGTGGTGGAGTCTCATGACCGACGCCGAGAAGGAGGCTATTCGCAGCAGCTCCAACAGCGGCAACGCCAAGTCGCAGGAGGTCTTCGCCGCTCTGCAGGCCGGAAAGGCCACTAGGGCAGATCTAGACTATCTCGTGTCCGCGGGTCTCCTCACGAAGGAGCGCGTGGACGTACTCACCTCAGCATCTCCTCCGATAGTGTAGGTTAGCCATGAAGCTAGGAAAGAAGCCAGCTAGAGACGGCTCCATCAAGTTCCGCTTCGCGCGGTACTTCGACAGAGCAGCCCTGCCCACGCCTCCCAGGGTGTTCGGCAGGTTCTCAAGGGTCGGCGACTGGGGTGTTCTGGGTAACGCCGACTGGGGAGACTGCGTGCTGGCCGGTGCGGCGCACGAGACGATGCTGTGGTCGACTGACCGGGGCAGGCCGGTTCAGTTCACCGACAGAGTTGTTCTCAGCGACTACTCCGCCATCACGGGCTTCGACCCCCGGGATCCGCTGTCTGACAACGGAACCGACATGCAGGAGGCAGCGTCCTATCGCCAGAAGACCGGTGTTCTGGATGCTCTCGGAGTTCGTCATAAGATAGACGCCTACGCCGCGATAGAGCCGGGGGACGTGGACACGCTGATGCTGGCCACGTATCTCTTCGGCGCCGCTGGCGTGGGAATTCGCTTTCCAGTCTCTGCTGAGAAGCAGTTCGATGATCAGCAGCCGTGGGACGTAGTCACCGGATCACGGGTCGACGGAGGACACTACGTTCCAGTCGTCGGAAGAAACAGTGCTGGACATATTCTGTGCGTCACTTGGGGTAGAACTCACGCCATGACGCCAGCGTTCTTCAGCACCTACTGTGACGAGGCCGTAGCCTACATCAGCGCGGAGTGGCTGGACAATCGTCTGATCAGTCCGCGGGGCTACGACCTTGATGCGCTGAAGAGAGACCTAGCGTCACTTAGATCTTAACCCGAGAGGAGAAGCCATGAAGAGTCTTAGAAGTTTACTTGTCGCGGCGGCGATGCTGCCGACGGCGTTCTTGACGTCCTGTACTCCGGACGTCTCTGAGATCCAGAGGATCACGCAGCAGATCTGCGGATTCATTCCGACCGCGGTCGTCGTTGCCAACTTCTTTCCGAACCCGTACACGGTGCCTGCCGCCACGGTGGCTCAGGCGATCTGCTCGGCTGTCGTCACGCAGAACCCGCTGTCGGCTCGCAAGAGATCGGCTCGGCTCAAGTCGGCGGCACCAGTCACGGCTAAAGTCTCTGTCGCTGGTGAGAGCTTCGTCGTGACGGGATACTTCGTCCGATGAACTGGCTCCCGCTGGTAGGCTTCTACTATCGGCGACACGCTCAGATCCAGGCGCTGCTCTCTAAGGGCAGCGCCGGGAAGAGCAGTGTCGTGCTCGACTTCGTGAAGGCCAACGCTCCAGTGATCAAGAAGCACTGGCCGGAGGTCAACGGAGACGGGCTTCTAGACGACGCCGTCGCCACGCTGGAAGCAGTGATGTCAGACGGCCCTGATCCGGGTTCTAACTATCCGGACAACACGCAGAGATGAAGATGGACTGGGAAAGACTATTCGCCTTTCTGAAGAGCATCTTCGCCGTCGGTGCTCTTGGTCTCTTCGCCTACATGGGAGAGACCGGGCAGGACGGAGGGACCTTCAAGGATCTGTGGAGGGCGGCGCAGACTGCGTCGCCCTTCGCAGCGATGTTCGCCGTTCTCGCTTGGCTGTGGGAGAGGCGCGACAGAAACAAGGCTCAGCAGGAGCTGATGTCCAGGACGATCAGCTTCGTAGAAGCCATGAACGAGCAGTCGAGTGCTCGCGAGAAGATGGTGGAGGCCATCAAGCAGCTCAGCTCTCTGCTGACGACGGGGAGCAGAAGGCGAAGATGAATATGACAGCCATACTGAAGTTCATCGGGCTCCACAGGGACGAGCCTACTCCTCTGGACAAGGTCCAGATGGATGCGGCCAAGGACAGACTCACCGAGAGGGGTGACCAGCTCGAGACAGAGGTCGACGAGTTGTCCAAGATGATAAGAAGAATGAAGCGCAAGGAGGGCAAGTCAAGATGAGCGACGAATTTCCCTTCCAGGTAGTGGAGGTCCTGAACGGTGTTCTCTCTGTGGTGCTGCTGTGGATGCTCTTCTTCATAGTTGTTCATCTGCATCACTCCTGGAGAGTACTGGCCACTCACTGGGGAGGATGGAAGGCCGTTCTCAAGATGTACCACACGAATAAGCCGGAGATCGCGCTGGCCACGATGATAGGCGCGTTCTTCCTTCGGACTCTCGTGCTGTGGTACACAAGATGGACTCGTAATCACGGCGTGAAGGGGATGCTCGTGGTGGACGAGTGGGACTCGCAAGTTCTCATAGTCCTGACGGTGATCATGATAGTAGGCATCGCCTGCTGGATCCGCGTCATCTCGCCGTACAAGGGGTTCTGGGCCGGAGTGCTCTGGGTAGTCATGATATGGACTTCTCTGGCGTTCGGAGTGGGGATGCGCATTTTCTTTTAGGCTTCGCCTCCGTTACGTGCCATGATTAGAATTCGGGGCATGGTGCCCGATGGGAGAGAGTGATGAGACTCGTTCTACTGGTGCTGCTGACTATCGCGGTTCTAGTTCTTCCTCAGTCGGCTGGTGCGACTAGGCACCACGGCACTTCGTGCGACAACAACGGAAGATGCACACTGGCCTCCGGCTTCTCGTACGGAGAAGAGAGGCAGCAGTATCGCAAGAAGTACAAGAAGAACAGACACGCCTGGAAGAAGGCGCGGAAGCATCGCGTGGACGCGAACGGCAATCGCGCTCGCGGAAAGACTCCGCCGTGGAACATGGTACAGGTCGTCACCGTGCAGGGCTTCAAGCTGACGGTGCATCCGGCCTATGCTCACAAGTTCCTCAGGTTCTTCGAGATACTGGAGCAGAACCATGTACGGATCCCGAAAGAGCTCGTCGGATGCTACGCCAGCAGAGGACACGTCTCGGGGAGTAACCACTACAAGGGTCTCGCCTGCGACATCCAGACGGGATGGAATAAAACAATTCCTGAGCTCGCCTACGGCAGAGGTGACAAGTGGATCAGACAAGCTGGTCTCTACAGCGGATGCGAGTGGGACCGACCTGACTGCGGTCACGTGGAGGCGGTACGCGGAACACATAATAGGCCTCCGCCACTTGTGGCGTCGCTAGAGAAGTTCAAGAGCATGCAGAGCACTGCGAACTATCAGCCATGATCTACGAGTTCGTCATAGTCGGCTCTCTGCTGGTGGCGTTTCTTGCTTCGCTGCTGGCTGGGAACCCGGACGCGCTGTTCGGCGCCGACCGAGAAAGGGATACTCCGAGCTATCCCCTAGAGTGACGCCTCCCTGCTCGGAAAACTCAGTGGCCGTCTGGATGCTCGCCGGTCCGACCCACCAGTCCCTGTCCCGGGGCTAGGTGGGTCTCTTTTTGTCTGCGATCACGGTGGCTGCCACTCCCACTTGCGCGTTAGATCGTTCCACTGATACGCGCCAATTATCTGATTACTGAAGGTTCTAAATCTAGGACTCTCCTCAACCGGCTTGCTAACGGTGAACCGCGTCCACTTGCAGTCGAGTATCTTGCCCTGCAGTGGACCGTCGAGACAGACCCCCTCGTATCTCTCCTTGGTCACCATCACACGAGCCACTCCCTGTAGTTGTCGCCTGTGATCTGCGCCGCTAGATCTATCTTGCGGCGGAGGCAGGATATTATCTTCTCGTCCACGGTGCCGCGAGCCACGAGGTCCACGTAGGTCACTCTCTTCGTCTGTCCCTTGCGATGCGCCCGATCCTCGGACTGGTCGCGAAGCTCCAGATCGTAGCTGTTCGACGAGTAGACAACCAGATCAGCAACCGTCCAGGTGTTCCCGAAGCCCCCGGTCGCCTGCGAGCTGACCATGAACCGGCACCTGGGATCGGACAAGAACCGCTTCTCCTCCTCGACTCGCTCCTTGGGGTTCCCGCCGTGAAACTGCGCGACGATGTCCTCGTCGTCGTACTCCTTGCGTATGGCCTGCACGATGCTGTCGATCTCTGGTCTCCAGCACGACCAGATGATGGCCTTGCCTCGGTGATCCTCCAGAACCTCCAGCAGCTCGCTGACCCTGTTAGACTTGACGGGCAGCACCCTCCCAGTCTCAGCCCCCACGTGACCGCACAGTATCTGATGCATCCTCACCATCCGAGAGACGACGGCCTTGGCCACCACAAACTCTCCGTCCAGCTCGGCGGTGGCCGTCTTGCGCAGGGACTCGTAGAGCTCCGTCTGCTCCTCTGTCAGCTCGACGTCTCGAGTCATGAACACCTTCGGCTCCAGGTCTAGACACTCCTCCTTCAGGACGCGATAGGAGTACGGCGCGATCTTGGCGTGCAGCTCGTCAAGGTTCTTGTAGCTCTTGATGATCGGCACCATCTGCACGTAGACGCGATACTTCTCCAGCTCGTCCAGAAGCATGGTGCGCGTCATGCGCTGCACGTCAGTCGGTGCGCCGCGATACACGCGAGCCAGCTTGCCGCGAAGCATCGCGTTCGGCACGAAGCACTGCTTCTCGATGACGGCGTATCGGTTGCGGAACTCTATCGGCGACTCGATGCCGAGGATGCGCCAGTCTAGAAACGAGAACTGCCTGAACAAGTCCAGCGGCGACTTGGGGGTGACGAGGCCGGACATTATGCGCCGCGTTCCCGCGAACTCTCTCAGTCGCTGCAGGGCGGCAGTTCTGTTCGTGTCGCCCCTCATCTTGGTGGACTCGTCCACAGCCAGCATGGCTCTCTCCTTCGGGACCGACCGAAGAAGCGTCTCGACGTAGACCTCCGCCTTTCCCTTCGCCTTCTTGCTGCCGCCGCTGAACGCCTCGATGTTGATGAAGAATGCGCGAGGTCCCCTCTGCTTCAGCAGGAACTCCCTCTTTCGTCTGCTCTCTGCGCCGGAGGTCCACGCTGCCCAGCTCATCTTCTTGAGCAGCGCGTCGTCCAGATGTACCTTGATCTCGGCTCGCTGGATGTCGCTCTTGTCCTCGAACCAGTTGCGATAGGCTCCCTTCGGCGCGACCACGACCAGCACCTCCAGGTCGTCTCTGCCGACGCGATCCTGCCACTCGTCGAGGATCACCTTCGTCTTGCCGGTTCCCTTGTCCATGAGCCAAGCCATCACGTCCTCCGAGGACGGACGCTTGGGTCGCTTGGTTAGACGAACGGACAGCGCCTCGCGCTGGTGGCTCATCTGCTCTGTCTTCGACTTGAACATGCCGGTAGCCTACGCCAAGGCTGCAGCGAAGCCCAGAGGGCTTCTTGCCTTCGCCCCCGGCTTGGCGCAGACTGGGGGACTTAGGAGGATCTCATGAAGCCACAGAAGATTGACGCGGGCGTCGAGGCCGCGCTCGAGAGGCGCGGCGGGTCTGTTAGCGAGGACAGTCTCAAGAAGCTGAGAACCAAGATCGCCGAGGTTCGCGGTCTTGATCTGGAGATAGCGGGGGTTGAGGAGCGGCTGCAGGAGCTGAGAGACAAGCGATCCAGCATCGTGGGCAGCTTCAGGATCTCCGGTGAGCTGGTGTCCATGTTTCAGAGCATGGGAGTCAAGAGCCTGTCCATAGGCGCGGAGGGCAATCTTCCGCCGTACGACGCGAAGCTGGTTACGCTGTACTCGGCCAAGCTGCCGGACGACGAGCGTCGCGCCAAGGCGTTCAAGCAGTTCAGATGGCTGCACGGACTGGCCAAGACGTCATTCAAGGTGGAGTTCGGCAAGGGTCAGGACAAGCTGGCCAAGAAGTTCTCCGCGCTGCTGAAGAAGCAGAAGATCAAGGACTATGAAGTCAAGGTGGGAGTGCACGCCAGCACGCTCACCGCCGAGATCCGTCGGCGATTCGCCGACGGACTGCCGCTGACCCCTGCAGACATGGATCTCTTGGGAGCAGCGGTCTATCCAGTAGTAGAACTCAAGAAACAAGAGGAAGTGAAGAATGGCAAAGCCAAATAAGGACGAAGGAAAGAAGACCGCACTGACTGAGGTCAAGGATCAGTTGCCAGTTGAGGCAGGAGTTCTCGACGCGCTGGATCAGCGCGCCGGAGAGGGCGTCAGCAGGAAGATGGAGGACAACGTCGTACCTCTCGTCTATCTGCTGCAGGCCAACAGCAAGGTCGCGCTGAAGGGACACGACAAGTACGTGGAGGGAGCGGAGGGCGGCTCGATCTGGCTGCGCAACGCTGAGGCCTCCGAGTCCCTCATCGACGGTGATCAGGGCATGGAGTTTCTGCCGTGCTACTTCACCAAGTGCTGGATCGAGTGGATGCCTGATCGCGGCGGCTTCGTCGCGCGTCACGTCGACCGACCGGCTACGGCTACGCTGGAGGACGTGGAGGGCGACGATGGTCGCATTCGCAAGGCGTGGAAGATGCCGAACGGCAACACCGTCAACGAGTCCAGGGAGTTCTCTGGCTTCGTCAAGAAGGACGGCAAGCTACTTCCGTATACTATCCCGCTGAGCGGCAGCGGACACATGGTCGGCCGCAACTGGATGACGGCGCTAGGCAATCTCAGAACTCCCAGCGGCAAGGAAGCGCCGATCTGGGCGTACTACTGGCGCTTGAAGACCAAGCTGCGGACTGTCGGCGAGAACTCCTGGTATCAGTTCGAGATCACCAAGGAGGGCATGATCAAGACAATGGAAGAGATCAAGCTCGCCGAGGCCCTGCACGACGCGTTCGCGTCTGGCGAGAAGGTCAGCGACAAGATGGAGGACACTGACGGTTCCGGAGCCCCTGCGTCGGGCAGTGAGGTGGACGACGCAGCATAGTTCCGGCCGAGTACGGTCTGGAGCAGATCGGCAGCCTTAAATCAGCGGGCACTGCCATCACCCCTCCTAGGTGATCTGCTTCGGGGAAAGTCGGTTGCGCTGGCCGAGCCGTACTCTCTTCTTCTCTAGGAGGGTCAATGTCAAGAGACGCGACGCAGCGACTGATGGATCTGTTCGCTGGGTTCGCCGGTGCGTCTGGCACGCACGGCGTCCCGGAGAAGGATCCAGAGGGGCTGAAGTGGAACATCAAGCGAACGGCCAAGACGCTCCGCCAGCCGGTGACTCCCGAGCTGTGGGAGCAGCACGTCGCGGGCAAGCGGCCTCTCGGCGTGATACCGATACGCGAGGACAACTCCTGCTCGTGGGGCAGCATAGACTTCGACGAGTACGACGTGGACCTGATAGAGATGATCAAGCGCGTCGAGACAGCCAAGTATCCCCTCGTTCCTTGCAGGTCCAAGTCCGGTGGTCTGCATCTGTTCCTGTTTCTCAAGGAGCCGGAGCCTGCTGCGGACGTTCAGGGCGTGCTGAGAGACGCTGCGGCTTCTCTGGGCATGGCCGACTGCGAGATATTTCCCAAGCAGACCCGCGTCCTGGTGGAGCGCAATGATCTCGGAAGCTGGATGGTGATGCCCTACTTCGGGGACACGTTCGGAGGCAAGCTGCAGAACCAGCACGGCCTCAAGAAGACCGGGTCCGAGATGACTATGGCCGAGTTCGTGTCGTTCGCGGAGAAGAAGCAGACGACCGTCGCCGAGTTCGCGGAGCTGTGCCGCTCCAGGCGAAAGACCTACAACGGAACCGGCAAGGGCAAGGCCAGCGGCAAGAACGAGGCTCAGGACGACTTCGCCAACGGACCGCCGTGCCTGCAGCATCTCACCTCCGCCGGGATCCAGAAGGACGGTCGCAAGCGCACTCTGTTCATGATGGCGCTGTACTACAAGCGAGCAGATCCGGAGAACTGGAAGGCGCGGCTGGAGCGAGCGAACCAGATGTTCTTCAAGCCTCCGCTGCCCACCGACGAGGTGAGCGGCATCATCAGGTCCGTCAGCAAGAAGGACTACGAGTACACCTGCAAGGAGGAGCCGATGCGCTCCTTCTGCGACTCCGTGCTGTGTCGCACGCGCAAGTTCGGCATAGGCAAGGGCGGAGAGTTCCCGGTGATAACCGGCCTCAGCAAGCTGGACACGGACCCGCCGATATGGTTCGCGGACGTCCTCGGGGAGCGTCTCGAGCTCACGACCGAGGACCTGCAGATGTATCAGCGCTTCCATCGCGCCTGCATGAACCGCGTGAACAAGTCGTTCAAGACGATGAAGCAGGACGCTTGGCTGTCGGTGCTGTCCGAGGCGATGGACCGCCTCGTCCTCATAGAGGCACCCCCGGACGCGGGAACCGGGGGGAAGTTTCAGGAGCATCTGGAGGAGTTCCTCACGAACCGCGCCAGAGCGGAGCGGGTAGAGGACCTGATGGAGGGCAGACCGTGGGAGTCGATAAAGGAGCAGCGATACTACTTCACTATCAAGGCGTTCGAGAAGTATCTGCAGCAGGAGGGTGTTCGAGACCTGAAGCGCGGCCAGATACTCACCAAGATAAGAGCGATGGGCGGCGGAGCGCACTTCATCAATATCAACAACGAGCGCGGGATCAGGACTTGGTACGTTCCGTCGGATAAGATAGAGGGACTGATGGAGCTGACCGCACCGAAGATAGACAGGGAGGAGCAGGACATATGACGATGCTGTTCGAGGACATGATACGAGTGCAGACGCCGTACTACGTCTGTCGCATCTGGCGACAGTCTGGAGGCGACCAGCCGTACACCTCAAACGAGGGACTGAGGGACTTGGCCATGCAGCAGCTATTCGCGAAGCTGGAGCCGGAGGAGCTGGAGAGAATAATCGTAGATCTCTGCGACTACGAGGCCGTCAACTCGGTGGAGATAGTTAGTCGCGAGGACGGCTGCGGACGCTGCGTTCACAAGAACTGGCCGTAGGAGGTGATCGTGACGATAGATCAGGTAAAGGAGCACGTAGTGTTTCACTGCGACACTTGTCCGGATTCCTTAGACACAGGAGTCAGCACGTTCGACGAGGCCATCCTGAAGCTTCGCGGCGCTGGATGGGCGTTCTACAAGGAACTCGGTGAGGAGCAGTGGAAGCACAGATGTCTGGAGTGCTTCAAGTCAGGAAGGATGAGAACATGAGCATAGTGGACGCGCTGCAGAGGATATCGTACGAGTGGGGTGTTCGCTGCTTCGGCGAGCAGCACATGACCAACCTTTCTGTTCGCTCGCTTCGCTTCGCAGAGGAGGCGGTGGAGCTGTGCCAGTGCGCCGGAGTCGACGAGAAGACTCTTCATCTGGTGATCAAGACCGTGTACGAGCGACCGACCGGCAGTCCGAAGCAGGAGGTCGGCGGCTGTCTGGTGACGCTGTCGGTGCTGTGTCATCTGCTGAACTACAGGATCGAGGAGTGCTTCGAGACGGAGGTTCGTCGCGTGCTGGCCAAGAGTCCGGAGCACTTCGCGAAGCGAAATCTAGAGAAGATACATCTGGGGCTGAACACATGACAGACATTGTTCTGGGACCACCGGGAACCGGCAAGACCACCAAGCTGATCAGCTTCGTCGAGGACGCGCTGGCTCGCGGCGTGCCGCCAGATCGTCTGGGATACTTCAGCTTCACGGTCAAGGCCGCGAGCGAGGCGATGGAGCGTGCCTGCAAGAAGTTCAACCTGACGAGGAAGGACTTCCCGTTCTTCAGCACGCTTCACTCGATGTGCTTCAAGCAGCTCGGCATGAAGCGCAGCGACGTTCTGGCTGGCGCGAGAATGCAGGAGTTCGCCAAGTACGCCGGAGTGGAGATCACCGGCCGAGGGATGTCAGAGGACGGACTCTACACCGGATACAGTCTGGGCGACCGGCTCATGTTCATGGAGAACCTGTCGCGCATCCGCGAGATCCCGCTGAACAGGCTGCACAACATCGACGACGACAACTTGAACAAGTCTCAGCTGCTTCTGTTCAGCAAGAAGCTGCAGGAGTTCAAGGAGGCCTATCACCTGATGGACTTCACGGACATGCTGATGGAGTTCGTGCGCAGCGGCATCCGGCTTAATCTCAAGGAGCTGTTCGTAGACGAGAGCCAGGATCTCAGCCATCTGCAGTGGCGCGTCGTCGAGAGTCTGGCGGAGGGATGCGACAGAGTGGCGGTAGCCGGCGACGACGATCAGGCCATCTATCGGTGGGCTGGCGCCGACGTCGATCACCTCATAGACATGAGGGGCGACGTGGAGGTTCTGGGACAGAGCTATCGCGTGCCTATCACCGTGCAGGAGGTGGCCAACAAGATCATATCCAGGGTGAAGCATCGACGAGAGAAGGCGTGGTCGCCGCGGCGAGGAGCAGACGGCGTGATCGAGCGAGCGCTGTCCTTCGACCGCGTGGACTGCGGCAGCGGGCAGATCCTGATACTCGCGCGAAACGCATACGTTCTCAACGAGCAGATAGAGCCGACGCTCAAGCGGCAGGGTATCGTCTATCGCCGACTGCCGCACGAGCACTGGTCCATCAGCAGAAAGACTCTGGACGCCATCCAGAACTGGGAGCGGCTGCGCAAGGGACAGACGGTGGACGTGGAGGCGGTGCGCAGGATCTACGGCCTGATGACGCTGGAGCGCGGCGTGAAGCGCGGCTTCAAGACGCTGCCGAAGGCCGAGGACGACGCGGTGGTCGATCTCAAGTGGCTCAGGAAGAGCGGCGGGCTTCTCAGGGAGGATCCGTGGCACGAGGCGCTGGACCTCATCCCGGCCGGAGACAAGAACCACATTCGCGCGGCGCGGCAGCGAGGCGAGAAGCTCTCCGCCGTTCCGCGAGTGACGCTCAGCACGATACACGGAGCGAAGGGCGGCGAGGCCGACCACGTGATCCTGCTGAAGGAGATGGCGTCCCGCACGTTCGCGGAGATGCAGAAGAACCCCGAGGACGAGATGCGCGTCTGGTACGTGGCCGCCACTCGCGCTCGGGAGAAGCTGACCATCGTGGAGCCACAGCGAGACTCAGCTAGACGTTGTCAGTGGCTATAGGAGAGAAGATGATGGGCAAGTCAAAGTCAGGTAACGTAACAGCGTTCCGCTTCCGAGACGTCCGAGCCAAGATCAGACAGACGATGCTCGGTCAACTGACGGTGGACGAAGTCGCGGTCGCACTGCTGGACAGCGGATGGGATGCCCGAGATCCCAAGGGACTGATGATCAAGCCTGCCGACGAGGTGCGAGACTTCCTGCGTAACGTGTCCGTAGAGGTGAGCTTGTGGTCGGATCTGTCGCTTCCGCGCAGAAATCTGATGAAGATGATCTGCGACGCGTACTGTCGGTCGCTGGTCAAGCAGATGGACGATGCGTGAGAAGATACAGCAGTGGCACCGTCACGTTGCCAGAGTTGCGGGACAGCTGTCCCTCACTCTGGAGCGCGGCGGAGTGAGTCGGGCTGCGCTGGCCAAGTGGTCAGCGCAGCTCTCATCCGTCGCAGAGGAGATGAAGAATGCGGATAGCGGTAGTCGACACGGAGACCACGGGAGACAGCGAGCAGGATCAGGTGTGCGAGCTGGCCGTGGCGACCGTCGACGCAGAGACTCAGCAGATGATACTCGGAAGGGATCAGCTGGTGAAGCCGACCTGTTCGATGAACGTGATAGCTAGAGCCGTGCATCACATCACGGACGATCAGCTGAAGCACGCGCCCACGATGGCCAAGCTGATGGCTCGCAACAAGTCCATCCTCACGGAGATCAAGACATCGCAGTACGTGGCGATGCACTACGCGGACTTCGATCTGCGGATGCTGGAGCAGTCGGGCTACAAGCTGACGCAGGAGGCTCCGGGCGTCAAGGTGATCTGCACCTGGAGGGCGTCGCGTCATCTGTGGCCGGACGCGCCGAGGCACTCCAATCAGGTGCTGCGATACTGGCTGGACCTCGCGGTGCCCTACTGCATCAGGCCTCCCCACCGAGCGATGCCCGACGCGCTGACGACCGCCACGCTGGTCCTGCGAATGCTCACGCTCAAGACGGCGGACGAGCTGGTGCAGCTGACCAACACTCCGTATCTGCAGAGGATCATCGGCTTCGGCAAGTACAAGGGCATGGAGTGGAGGCACGTCAGGGAGATAGACCGGAGCTACCTGTCCTGGATCCTGCGGCAGGAGGACTTCGGCGAGGAGGAGCGCTACGTAGCCGAGTTCTGGAACTCTAAGCCACTCAAAGATGTACTGGAGATGAGCCATGACGATGCAGTCCTTCTTCAACTACGCGAGGCAGCGACATCAGGTGTACCTGAACCGTCTGGAGGGGAAGTCGTCCCTGACGAGGGACCCGATCCTGCAGAAGTACAGGTTCACGAACGTCTTCCGGGAGCTGGACAAGACCACTGACTGGTTCCGACGCAACGTGAGGGAGGAGATGAGAGACTCGCCGGACGTGCTACTGGCCACGGTCGTGTTCCGCATGTTCAACAGGATCAGCACGGGAGAGGCCATCTTCAATCACCTGGACTTCGACAAGAACAACGCCTTCGCGGTGTTCCTGCAGACCGGAGACCTGCGACGCATGAAGAAGGACGTCAAGGCGATCTGCGGTGACGGCCCCTACGTCACCGGAGCGTACATCATAACCTCTCCCCCCGGCTTCACCAAGCTGGACGGGATCCTGGAGATCCTGAAGAACTTCAGAGAGGAGAGCGGATGGAGGGACGCTGCCAAGCAGATGATTAAGGAGAAGATGTCTCTGCAGACGGCTTGGCTCTGGTTCAAGATGCAGCCGTGGCTCGGCACATTTCACTCGTACGAGATAGTCACGGACCTGCGGCACACCAACCTTCTCTGCGACGCGAACGACATCATGAGCTGGTGCAACGTGGGACCGGGGGCGAGGCGCGGACTGAACCGGATACACGGCAGGAACAAGAAGGATAAGAGCGTCAGGGTGCCCAAGATGCTGGAGGAGATGCAGCTGATCCTCGCGGCCAGTTGCAGTCCGGGCAACTGGCCGAGGCAGTGGCCCAAGTGGGAGATGCGAGACGTCGAGCACACGCTCTGCGAGTTCGACAAGTACGAGAGAGTCAGGAACGGCGAGGGCAGACCAAGAGGAGTGTTCGCGTGAGCACTGAGAAGTATCGTCTCTGGTACACGCAGATCATGGATCGCGCCGCGAGCCGCGAGCGCGAACCAGGAGTACGTTACGAGAGACATCACCGAAACCCTAGAAGTTTCGGCGGAGATCCGAGCTGGTATAACAGCTCAGAGAACTTGGTCTCACTGACCTATCGAGAACATTTTCTGGCACACTGGCTCTTGACTAAATTTATTCTTGATGGCAGAGCACATCATCAGATGGTGAGTGCACTCAGTAGAATGACTCAAGGCAGACCATGCTCTAGCTGGCAATACGCTATCTCCAGAGAAGCTTCACGTGAAGCAATGAGACTAGCAGTCGTGAAGCTATGGGAGTCCTCTGAATTTCGTGAGCGTAGGAGTGCTTCTATGACAAGGCAATTAAAAGAGCAGTGGAAAGATCCAGAGTATCGAGAGCGCCAAGCGAATAAAATGAGAAGAGAGTCAAAAGAAAGATGGAAAGATCCTGATTATCGTGAGAGAGGCTCAATCATATTGAAAGATTTAATCAAGAAGGCGTGGGAAAATCCTGAGCACCGAAAAAAGATGAGTGATGTTCATAAGGGTCAAATTCCCTGGATAGCAGGTCGGAAACATACAGCTGAGTCTCGAGCTAAGATGAGCGCAGCACAGAAAGGAAAACCGTCGAAGAGAAAAGGTAAGAAGCACACTCTTGAGTCTCGTGCAAAAATGAGTGCCGCAATGAAAGGACGAGAACCGTGGAATAAAGGCATGAAGATGAAGCAGCAATTAGGAGAAGTGACATGGAAAGTCCATTCTTCGTACTCATAACGTTCTGCAGCTTCCTCGGATGCGAGGAGCCGAAGCAGGTCAAGTTCGACAGCAAGGAAGCCTGCAAGGAGTTCGTGGGCGCGATGGCTAGAAACAGCAGCGCGGCGGTCACGTGCTTCGAGAGATCAACCGGAAGAGTAGTCTTCGACAGCAAGGGGAGGAGATAGATGAGACCATCTGCGGCATTCAATCTGGGAGACAGGACCGCGAGAAAGTATCGCGGTAAGATGGCGAGCGGCTACGAGGCCAAGCGCAAGAAGCAGATACGATGGGGCGAGGAGAACGCGGCGGTCGAGGACATGCTCACCGAGCTGAGGCCGCAGACCGTGATCGATTGCCCGGTGGGAACCGGCAGGTTCTTCTATCTGTATCATCAGCTGAGCGTGGCCACCGTTACGGGCGTAGACTCCTCGGAGCAGATGCTCGCCATAGCTAAGGGGAAGCTGAAGAACAAGAAGGTGCCGCCGTCCTACGTCCTGCAGGTCGGCGACGCCAGAAAGCTGGAGGGCTTGCCACCCTCCGACGTGATCGTGGCGGTGCGGTTCCTGGACCTCATCGACGAGCCCTCCATGCAGGCGGCCATGAGGGGCTTCATGAAGCTCGCGAAGAGGTCCATCATCTGCACGATACGCTTCGGCGACAAGTACGTGCTGAAGAGCAACACGGCAGAGCACGACAGGAAGAAGTTCCTGGCCATGATCAGTCGCGGCGGCTTCAAGATCACGGGTGACGTGCCGATCTTCGAGGCAGGCTGGCACGTCCTGAGAATGGACCGAAGATGAGCACCAGCTATCCGCTTCTCAAGATCGCTCGGGACACGGACTCCGACTACGGAGACGTTCTCAGCTACGCAGACTACGTCTCGCATCTGCCGCCGCGAGATCCCACGTGCTGGCAGCAGAGAGCCATTCAGAACTTGGCTTCGGGCGCGAAGCAGAGGATAATTAACCAAGTCAGGGACTTCCAGAAGCAGAGAGGTGAGACGTGAAGGCAGCCATATTCAGCTTCATAGCGTGCAGCGAGAAGTCGATGGTCGCGTCGGTCAAGGCGGCGTTCTTTCTCAGCAAGACGCTGGACCTGCCGCTGGTGGACGACGAGACCATTGAGCTCTACAAGACGGCGGACGTCCTCTTCATAGTGAACGGGGCATACGCCTTCTGCAAGCATCTAGAGCCGCTGTCGCACGCCATACGCGGCGTCAGGCGCATCGTCTGGATACAGCAGGACTACACCATAGTTCCGCCCATCAACGACGGCGACGCTACGTCGCCGTTCCGCAAGGCGTTCGTCGACCGACGCAAGGCGGGTAAGTCGCACCTGGAGTTCTGGACGACCTGCGAGAGGGAGAGCAAGCTCACGACTCTCAGCTCGCTGATAAACTGGAACGCTCTGGGGTTCGAGGAGGAGAAGCCGCCTCTGAATAAGAAGGACGCCGGAGACCTCTTCTACTACGGAAGCTTCCGAGCCGGCCGAACCAAGGCGTTCGACAAGTTCTTCAACAGTCCGTCGCTGCCCATAACCATCTCCTCGCCGACAAGTCGGTTCGAGCAGAAGTACAACGGACCCAACGTGCGACACGTCAAGAAGATAGAGGATCTGCACTCCGAGCTGGGACGGCACGGCCTCGGCCTCTATCTCGAGGACGCCAAGTCGCACAGCAACTTCCACTCGCCTCCCAACCGCTTCTACGAGATGCTCAGCGGCGGACTTCCTATGGTGTTCCAGGAGGAGGCGGGCTACACGCTGCGCAAGGCAGGCTATGACCCAGGAGACTTCCTGGTCAGCAACGCGGCCTCCGTTCAGCGCAGGATGTCCAGACGGGCAGAGATACTGAAGGAGCAGCAGGACCGATGGTGGCTGAAGGCTGCTCGCGAGAAGCGAGATCTGAAGGACAAGGTCCTAGAGGCCTACAACAGACTGGAGAAGAACCTATGACGCGCCGAAGATACCGTACTCAGGAACCCCCGTTCAACGTCACGCTGGAGCTGACGCGCGGCTGTAATCTAAACTGTCCTTTCTGCGCGGTCTCCGCGATACAGGAGAAGCAGGGCAAGGGATACGAGTTCATGAAGAAGGAGACGCTGGTCAAGGCGCTCACGGACGTGAGAGCTCTCGGCTGGAACTGTCGCGTCGGCTTCGCCATGCGCGGTGAGCCCACCATGCATCCGGACTACGTGGGGATGATGGCGGCCACTCGCGAGTGTCTGCCGAAGGCGCACATCACGATGCTGACCAACGCCGGGGGACTACTCAGGAAGCCGGGTCCGGTGGTGAACGTGACAGCGCTGTTCGACGCTGGCGTCAGCGTCCTCGGGCTGGACGACTACGAGAACGTGAAGTTCGTGGAGAAGGTCATCGCGGCCATCGAGGAGAAGGGCAAGCTGCGATCGGGCGTCAAGCATCCTCTTGGCTTCACCTACTACGACTATCCGCGGGACATTCGCGGGAACCCGCACAAGCGCCGAAGACCGGGCACGAGGACGCTGGTGAAGATACGGGATCTCGCGTCGCAGGCGGCCGACAAGAAGATTGGCAATCACGGCAAGGTGTTCAACTACGCTGGCCTCGCCTTCGCGCCCGACGACAGTATGGCAGGCAAGCGGTGTCATCATCCGTTCAGGCAGATCGCCATTCACTGGGACGGCAACGTTCCTCTGTGCTGCAACACGTGGGACAGTCCGTACTTCGTGGGCAACACGAACGAGACCAACATCGGTGAGCTGTGGCAGGGCGACGCGATGGGAGCCGCCAGGGAGAAGCTGATACGCGGCGAGCGCGACTTCACGCCGTGCCGAGGGTGCAATCATCGCAGCTATCGCGTCGGCCTGCTTCCGGACCTGATGGGTCAGGGCAAGCTGCACAAGCCCGACGCGCAGACGGCGGCAGACATCCAGGAGGCTCTCTCGCATGGTCAGCGCGACAAGGTGGTGCGTCTGCCGTGGAAGGATCGCGAGCCGGTGCCAGCCTATCAGGGACCCAGAGGAGGCGACGATGCCAGCGCAGAAGCATAGCCTGAGAGATCTAGCCGCCAGCATCGAGAGGCTATGTCGCGAGCATCCGGCATGGTCCTACACGGGAGCTCGAGAGGTGATCACCTCGGCGACCAATCATCTGTCCGCGCTGGCTCGCATACTGGAGATGCATCAGGACGAGGCTCGGCCGACGCAGACTCTTCGCTTCAGCTACGTCAACTATCGCGGCTCGTTCAGCTGGCGAACAGTTAATCCCATCAGCGTGCGGTGGGGAACCAGCGAGTGGTACGAGACTCCTCAGTGGCTGCTGATGTGCTACGACATGGACAAGAAGGACCGTCGAGAGTTCGCGCTGGCGAACATGCACGAGATCAGTCAGCTGGATCAGCACTCATGATAATCAGTCTCCTGGGAACGAACGGCGCGGGCAAGTCGCATCTGGTCCGCAGGATCATGTCCTTCTATCCGGTGAGCCGCAAGCTGGAGTATCCCGGCAGACAGAAGCCTGCCGGATACATCCTGACTCACAACAACATCAACGAGAAGCATCTGTACGTTCCCGGACACTACGAGATAGCGAACGGCGGACTGGACACGCTGCCTAGTCTACCGCTGGCGTACGAACTGATGAGGATCCACGCTCTGGAGCTCGGATGCAACGTGCTCTACGAGGGAAAGAACTTCACCGACAAGCCACAGAACCTGCTCGATCTTCGGGACGCCGGACTACCGATAGCGGTCGCCCTGATAGACGAGCCTCTGGAGGACTGCGTCAAGGCCGTTCGTGAGCGCGGTCACAAGATCCAGGAGAAGACTATCGAGGCGCTGCACAGAAAGAGTCGCAGACACTACTACGACTTTCAAGAGGAGAAGGTGGAATGCTTTTTAGGATCCCGCGAGCAGGTGTTCGCGAAGGTGTTTCGGTGGCTCAATCTGGTGTGAGGGCCGTACTGCTGGGAATGAACAATCCGCTGTCGGCGGATCCCAGGTACGCGCTCGCTCCGTTCCCGTCCGGGAGCAGCGGCTACCGTCTCTGGAGGCTTCTGCAGACGCGCCAGCCGCAGGTCACGCGAAAGGGATACATGGACGGCTTCGAGCGGCTCAACCTGATCAACTCCAGAACGTGGAGCAGGCCGGTGGCCAAGGCAGCGGCGGAGCGTTTTCCTTCGCTCTACGCCGGACGTACCATTGTCGTGTTCGGGGAGCAGGTGCGCAGTGCACTGGAGCTCCCCAAGATACTTATTCACCCTGTTCAGATGAACGGATGCACATGGCGGCAGCTACCTCATCCCTCTGGATTGTGCCGCTGGTACAACGATCCAGAGTGCGCGGGTCTGGCGGCGATACTGCTGGAAGAACTCTATCTCAAGGGACAGCCACATGCCGAAGAGATACGACGCGATGACTCCGAGACCTAAGTACAACGAGGACGGTGTCTGGTGGCACCGAGTAGGACAGGCTCACCAGAACGACAAGGGACAGATCACTATCTACCTGGACAGCGTCCCCGTCCCGGACCCCAAGAAGGAGAACAAGATAGTTATCATGCTGTTCGAGCCGAAGGAGCGCGCAGAGCGCAGCGGCAGCGGCGACGACAAGCCGTCCTTCGGAGGCGGCAAACGCCGCACCGAGGTGGACGACGACGAGATACCGTTCTGACCGACAGGAGCCACAGATGCACGTCATCGACACCACGAACTCAGCGGCGGCACTCCCGAAGGGAGTGCACCTGCTAATCAACTCCGGCCTGCTCGAGAAGACTCGGGCGGGTCCCTGCCTAGTCGCCCCCGGTCCCGTCGTCACGCGCCTCAAGAGACCGTGGGAGCGCGTGGTCTTCAGCAAGGTGAGAGATGCCAATCCATTCTTTCACGTCGTGGAGGCCATCTGGATGCTGGCTGGCAGGGACGACGCCGAGACGCTGAACCACTACGTGACGGACTTCGGCCAGCGGTTCGCCGAGAGCGCCAGCGGGAGCGCGAACTGGGAGGCCGGGGGTCAGATCCACGGAGCGTACGGACACCGATGGCGCTTCCGCTTCGGACTTGATCAGCTGGGAGCGGTCGTGGATCGGCTGATCAAGGACCCGGGGACGCGTCAGTGCGTCATCCAGATGTGGGACTGCTCCAGCGTCACGCTGCCCGTTAGTCTGGGTAACGGCAACGTCGGCGAGCAGGAGGTCGGCGCTCTGGACCTCACCGGCGAGTGGAAGGACAGACCGTGCAACACGCACATCTATCTCAGAGTGCGCGGAGACGGTCCAGATCACTGGCCGGACGGCGTGGTCATATCTAAGGGGAACAGAGTTCTGGACATGACGGTGTGCTGCCGCAGTAACGACATCGTCTGGGGACTCTACGGCGCGAACTCGGTGCACTTCAGCTTTCTGCAGGAGTATCTGGCTGCTCGCGTCGGCGTGGCGATGGGTGATCTGTACGTTCTCTCGAACAACTTTCACATGTACGAGACGATGCTCGGCGTTATGACCAAGCGAATGGCCAAGGAGGAGAGCAGCATAGTCGGCGCCCTGCACGACGACAGGTACTTCTCTCTTCGGCTGAAGACGCGCCCGGTATTCACGGTCGGAGAGAAGGCCGACGAGGACGTCATCGAGTTCATGTCGTGGCACGACGAGTGCTACCGAACAGAGAGCGACGTACCTCTGAGACATTGCGAGAACGACTGGTTCTGCGAGGTTGCTCAGCCGGTTGTTCGGTCGCACCGTCTGTGGAGAGACGGCCAGAAGATAAGAGCGGTGGCTGCAGCCAACGAGATCCAGTCAGAGGACTGGCGCGTGGCGTGCACCGAGTGGATGACGAGGAGGATGTGAATGGTTACTAGAGATCAAGTCTACAGATCAAGGCATCTAGCCGGTCAGGTGGCGCGATGGCACACTTGGCCGACTCTGCGAAAGCCGAACGTGATCGAGCATCAGGGTCGCGTCGCGCAGATCTACTGCGAGGTGTTCGGTATTCCTCGCGCGGAGGTTCTCTACTACTGCCTGCATCACGACATGGGAGAGCAGTTCGCCGGCGACGTTCCGTTCGGCGGCAAGCACCGAGTCGAGGGCTACGGCGCGGCTGTCAACGAGGCCGAGAGACTGGGTCTGGGTCATCAGCAGATCGAGCTGCCGCAGATGCGAGAGGACGAGTGGAAGCGGTTCAAGATCTGCGACCTGCTGGAGATGTACGAGTTCTGCTTTCACGAGTTCATGATGGGTAATCAGTACGCCGCAATACCCATGCGCGACACCAGAGAGATCGCACTCAAGATGGCGGACGAGCTGTATCAGTACGTCAAGGTCGACGAGTGGATGAAGGGAGTGAAGATATCATGAGCCACGACATGAAGCATCTGGAGCATCTGCAGCGCGTCGCCGACAGCGACGTCATGCTGCTCAGGGAGAAGGAGGCCACCTATCAGGGAAGCTGGAAGATGGCCGGTGGACGAAGCGCGTGGTTCATGTTTCGCAGGAACATGGACCGACTGCTGAACATGATGGCCTCCGTGCCGTGGCCGGAGAGCTTCAGCCGAGAGGACCTTCAGGACGTAGCTACGGACCCGGACAAGGAGTACACGCTGTCTCACGAGCTGGCCGAGTGGATGGTGCAGAAGCTGAGCGAGGAGGACGTCTTCGAGAAGATACACGACGACCCGAGCGGCAAGGACGGCAGCGTTCTAGCCTGCCTCCGGGACCTGCGGCGCTACGCCACGCTGATCGAGGCCGAGATGATCTCGCGCGGCGCGGTGCTGCCGGAGCGAGAGAAGAAGATCATCGTCGCGCCTCGGCTGACTGCGGAGGAGGCTCGCAGGATGAGCGAGGTCTGGAACAGCGACACCAGCGTAGAGTCGGTGGACGCGTACTCTAAACCACCGTTCGACGACAAGAGAGTCATCGGTACTCCTGAGGACGGCGGGCAGCACGAGTCGCTGGCTCCGTGGGTGATGACCGACGACGTGATCAACAACGTATTCACGCAGATGCACATCGAGACGTGGTTCAGAAGAGTCGGTCCTCTGTGGGTTCTAGAGGCCAGCGTGTGCGATCCGAAGTTCGGAGAGCCGCCCGCGCTCATCCGCAGTCTGTACGACTTCAAGCCGACGCAGGGTAACTTGTACGTCGTCAAGATCGCTCTGTGTCCTCTCGGCGCCAGAGAGTACTTCCCGAAGTTTCAGGAAGAAGCCAATCGTCACGAGTGGGAGAAGATGCAGGAGTGGGTCGCTACACTCTACGAGTGGAACCCGAGCGACGAGAAGCATCACCTGATAGACCGCGCGTGGGAGGCGGAGACTTGAAGAAGCGCAAGAACTATCACGTCGGCGGCTTTCAGGACCCGCTGTTCACGCCGACCAGCGACTGGGAGCCGCCGACTGAGCTGCCTGATCTCCGCAGGTGCAAGGAGATAGGCTTCGACCGCGAGTGCAAGGACGACGGCCTCGCGGCCGAGCGCGGTCCAGGATGGGCGATGAAGGCTGGCTACGTGATAGGCGTCAGCGCAGCGTGGAAGAAGGGTGAGGTCTTCGAGTCCTTCTACGCGCCGATCAGGCATCCGGACACCGAGTGCTTCCAGCCCGACCAGATCGCCAGATGGGAGAAGGACCATCAGAGGGCTGGCGTCCGCTTCGTGATGCAGAACGCGCCGTTCGACGTGGGATGGGGCGACGTAGATCTCGGCGTCGGGTGTCCATCCCAGGTGGACGACACGACGTGCATGGCCAACATGATAGACGAGAACCGCTTCGAGTTCAATCTCGACGCGCTCTGCGAGTGGCAAGGACTACCGGGCAAGGAGGAGCGAGTTCTCAGAGACGCAGCGGCGTCCTACGGCATCGATCCGAAGACGGACATGTGGCGGCTCCCGGCCAAGTTCGTGGGAGAGTACGCGGAGACCGACGCGGTTCGCACGCTCCAGCTGGCGCACAAGCTGCGACCGCTGATGGAGAAGGAGAAGACAGTAGACGCGTACCAGCTCGAGATGGATCTCCTGCCGGTGGTCCACGCCATGCGCAGGCGCGGCATTCGCGTAGATCTAGAGGCCGCCGAGCAGGTGAAGGCACACTGCATCGAGACGTCTAGGGAGACCTTCCGCGACATCAGCTCCAAGCTGGGACACGGCGTCGACATCGACGACCTGCGATCCAACGGCTGGATGACGGACGTATTCACCAAGCTGAAGATCAAGTTCCCGCGCGACGGTACTGGACGCGGCAGCTTCGAGAAGAAGTGGATGAAGGACTCGCCGCACTGGCTCCCTCCCATGCTGGTCAAGGCGAAGGAGTATCACGAGGCCGCGCACAAGTTCGTTCAGTCGTACATCATAGACTACGCCCATCTCGGCAGGCTTCACGCCTCCATCAATCAGTTCAAGTCCGAGGAGGGCGGCACTCGCACTTATCGCTTCAGCTACTCCGACCCCCCGCTGCAGCAGATGCCGCATCGGAACGAGGAGCTGGCGACGCTCATCCGGGGGCTGTTCCTGCCCGAGGAGGGCGAGGCGTGGATGTCGGCGGACTACTCTCAGCAGGAGTACCGGCTGATAGTGCACTTCGCGGTTCGCAACAAGCTGAAGAAGGCGCTGGAGGCCGCGACTCGCTACAGAACAGATCCGCGCACCGACTTTCACAGCATGGTCGCCGACATGACTGGTCTGCCGCGCAAGCCAGCGAAGGACACGAATTTCGCGAAGTCGTACGGCGCTGGCGTGAAGAAGTTCGCCTCCATGATCAACAAGAGCATGGAGGAGGCCGAGAAGATAATGACGCAGTACGACGAGCAGATGCCGTTCGTCAAGCAGCTGAACACTCTGTGTCAGGAGAAGGCCAGTCGCACCGGGTTCATACGGCTGATAGACGGAGCCCGAATTCACTTCGACATGTGGGAGCCGACTTGGCTCTCAGAGGACGAGCGGCGCAGAGGATGGGGCAGCGGCGGCCAGATCAAGATGGGCTACTGCCGGATCGAGGAGGCTCGCGAGCGGGTGAGGGACAAGGACCATCCGTGGTACGGCAAGAGACTGCGGCGGGCCGAGTGTCGAAAGGCCATGAATGGTCTCATTCAGGGCAGCGCGGCGCGGCAGACCAAGATGGCCATGCGAGCGTGCTACGATGCTGGCCACGTACCGCTCATCCAGATGCACGACGAGCTCGGCTTCAGTCAGGCCAGTGAGAAGACAGGGAACGAGATAACGCAGATCATGCGCGAGATAGTTTCTCTCGAGGTTCCCATGATGGTGGACGCCGAGTACGGCCGGACGTGGGGAACCGCGACCGGCACGTGGGCTGACCTTCCAAAATAGCGACGAAAAATTAACGTCTCATTAACCCCTAGGAACCAATCTATGAATAGGTATAAAAGCCTAAGAATATCGCTTGGCCTACCCCTAGGGGTAGGCTATTATGAGGGTGCTGGTTAGCAAGCGGTGGCCTCCAACCCCATCCCCTAACTGGCACCGGCGAAAAGAGTCAAGTCCCGCCAATTCCCCTCCCCCACAGCGGCTTCGGTCCCGGGGCGAAAAGGGCAAAAACAGGGAAGACTCCTTACGGTAGCGAGCGCCCTTCAGCGGCCGAAAAAAGCTACCGTGGTTTAGGACACCGCGAATACAACGGGGCGGACCCGTTGCTGCTGCTGGCCAGCAAAATTTTTTGGCAGAATTTTGAACCGGCAGGAAACTCGTAGACGAACACCAGAACGCAGACCGAGGGTCGTCGTCGCAGGGCGGAAGTATCCAGCCCACGAGCCAAGAACATTAGAAGCGCAGAGGATCCCTGGCAGGATCCAGACGAGGCGCTCACGAAGGAACCGAAATCCGCATCTCACACCAGATGACCACCGCATCCGCAGTAGCGAGATGAGTGGCGGCACGAGCGGAGGAAGGCGAGGAGAGCAACGACAAAGAGATTGCAGCGGGCGGAGGCGAGAGCCTCCGCCTTCTGCGTTAGTCAATTTTCAGGCTATCACACATTATACATGCACAAGCAAACGGAGAACCACCATGAGAAAAGCAAATCACTTTCAGCGCGACGGTCGCGGTGTGTTCAAGTGCGCGACCTGCGACCGCAGCACGCGCATCACTCACCAGGATCGCTCGTCGCCGCTTTGCTACGAGTGCTTCGAGTGCGCGGGATACGAGAACGCCGTGCAGGACGGCGAGGATCTAGCGACGGTGCAGAAGCAGATCGCCGGATACGTAGCCGAGATCGAGAAGCGCGGCGGCAACATGAAGAAGTTCTACTCGCAGTTCGAGGTACTGTTTCCCGACGGTCCTGTCGCAGCCGCGCCAGCGCCGAAGAAGCAGAAGAAGGGCAAGACGAAGCGCGTTCGTCTGTCGTCGTCGCAGATGGTGCTGCTGGAGGAGATCATCCAGACGCGCCCTCCGCACTGCAACATCGAGGACTACAAGACGCTGAAGAGCTTAATCGAGAACGCCAAGATCATGGCCGTTCGCATCTAGGAGAAGCCAAGATGAACAAGAGAAAAAAGATGCCGTACAACAAGCTGTCGCTGAAGAAGCGCAAGATCGTAATTGAGAACCTAGCCGATGAGTTCGGCTGCACCGAGAAAGAGGCGCGAGAGCTGATGAAGCTCAGCACTCGCGAGGAGCAGAAGTCACACATCGAAGCCATGCTCTACGGCTACATCTAGTCAACTCAAACAGGAGAAGCCACATGACTACCAAGGACGTGAGCCCGTCGTTCAAGACAGTCGACGAGGCCCATCGCTGGGCGATGGTGCACGGCCGAGACAACTGCCGACCGTGCGACGAGTGGAAGATAATCGTGGTAGACGAGGCCTACAAGGTAGGCGTCTTCTACCGTTCCGGTCAACTGATCTGCTACGCAGAATAAGGAGAAGCACAATGTATCTCATTCGCTCAATGTCGACCACCGACTACGCTCCGCAGTGGGGTCAGTATCCAGTGCCGTATCACATCTACCTGCTGGCCGAGGGTCATCGCGGCCGAGCCTACTGGAGTCGCTGCGACCGCTTCCAGCGGTTCGCCACGCCACAGGAGGCTGAGGCCTACGGCAAGAAGACACTATCCAACGATCAGTTCCAGATCGTACCCGAGAAGGACGGCGACATGCCGACTTACTGGGATCTCCAGGACATGAACCGTCCGCACTGGCAGACGTACATGGGCCGCGACCACGACGGTCGCGAGCGCACCGAGGATGAGGCGAAGAAGTCCTGCGCGTTCTGCATGGACTTCGAGGAGCGCCGCAAGCAGATGAAGGTGGAGGGACTAATATGACGCGCCGTCGACACTACACTCAGGAGCAGCTCAACGAGCTGGCGCTGCAGAGCCAGCACCCGAAGCAGGCTGCAGCCGCGCGTCAGTACCTAGACGCGCACTGGAACGTCTACCGCACCGAGACCCGCGAGGGCTGCACGGTGCTGATGTTTCAGCGAGGCGACATGTTCGGCGTGATGCTGCCGAATGGCCGGTTCATCCGGCCTCTCGTCGGCAAGAAGACGGTGAGCTACGACTGGCGCGACGTTCGCGCCGCAGCGACACTCTAGTTCAACACAGACACCCTAGGAGGGTACAGTGACTAATAGCAGCGCACGAAGAGACTGGGACAACGCACTCCTGAAGATGGCCCACGACGGCGGTCTCGAGTGGATCGACGTCCTGATCAAGCGCCACGAGGAGGGCGTCGAGGAGCTGAAGCGTCAGCGCGAGAGATATCTCGAGGCCTGCGCAGAGAGCGACAAGGGCAACACTCCGGTGACGATCCTCAGCTGGACCGTCAACACCGTCATGAACGTCCAGCGCAATCTGCGCCTGGACATGGTCGCCAATCACGCTGCCGCCATCACGGTGGCCGCAACACAGAGGAGCCTACGCAAGTGAGAACACTCGAGACAGTCGCCCCCGGCATCGGCTTCTTCGTGTCGATGCTGATCATACTCGCGTTCGTCTTCAACTCTTACCTGTAGGAGCATCCGACATGCACACCGTGCGACGCATCGGCAACACGTGGCGCGTTCAACTCGTGGAGCCGGGGGCGGAACCCGGCTACCGCGCGACTCGCGAGACCATCGCCGCGTTCGGCAGACCGTGGGACGCGTACAGCTTCTGCAGCTTCATGAACGGCGGCGGCTGGCCGCAGATGACCACCGAGGGACGCGAGGAGCTCTACAAGGGTAACATTCCGTTCGCCGACGAAGATCTGGAGGACTGACCATGCCAACACTCTACTGTCCTAACCAAGCAGCGTTCAGCAAGGGCTGGACGCTGGTGAACGTATGTCACTTCGGCGCCGCTGCCGCCACGTCACCGGGGGCAGTGACTCTGTGCCGCACGGAGCGCGGTGAGTACGTCACTCACTGGTTCAACAAGGAGGACGGTGGCTTTCACACCGGCCACTACTACACCGACCCAGAGCTGGCCCACGAGGACTGGATGGAGCGTATCCGTCGTCGCTGAGCCGTGCTATCATTGAAGCATCAAACCTAGGAGACTACCATGACGACAAGTCAAGAGCAGCAGTCACGGCTGGACAAGGTCCTTCGCGTGATCCGCGCCCTGAAGGCAAAGGCCGAGGGCACGAACAACGAAGCGGAGGCCGCAGCGTTCGCGGCCAAGGCCGCGGAGATGATGGCTCAGTACGGACTGGAAGAGGCGCAGCTCAGCGTCGAGGAGCAGAGCGGCATCGAGAAGGACGAGTTCAACGACGGCTGGTCCATCTCGCCCGCTCGCAAGCATCTCGCGTCGGCTGTCTGTCGTCTGTACATGGTGCGTCCCATCCTCATGGGCAACAAGAACTGGACGCTGGTCGGGCGGAAGCACAACATCGTCATGTGCCGCGAGATGATGGAGTATCTGGTGAACACGACGCAGCGTCTGTCCAGCCAGTGGAAGCGCGAGAACGGCGCGACCGAGGGCCAGCGGACGGACTTCAAGCGCGGCTGCTTCGTTCGTCTGACCGAGCGCATCGGCGAGCTGCGAAAGCAGCAGGAGCAGGCGGCTCAGCCGAAGTTCAACGCGAAGGGCAATCCAGAGAACCTGCCCGCTCTCTACCAGCAGGAGAAGTCGCTGGTCGACCGGCAGGTCGCGGTGTTCTTCCCGAACTTGGGCAAGGGTCGGCGCTCGACCGTCCACATGGGAGCAGCGGCGTCGCACGGCTACGCGGCTGGCGGCAGCGTCAGCCTCAACCGGCAGGTCGGCGGTGCCTCGCGCGGAGGCAGCGGCGGCGGGTTCCTTCTGGGAAAGAGGTGAGACCGTGAAGAGCAACATCTTTAGAAGTGGACGTCGCAGGTTCATCCTCAAGAAGAGGAAGCGCCTGACGTGGATCGGCGACTTCTTCAGCTGGAACCCGCTGAAGGCGAACAGCCTTCCGTCGTACGTCAAGCACGAGGAGCCATTCAACAAGCGAGATCAAGGACGACAGCGCCGCGACGAGCGGCGCTTCAAGCTGCAGCAGCGCGACACACTCTTGAAGGAGATCTAAGCCATGACAGCCACCACCAAGCTGACGGACGCCGACGTCAAGGCCAGCGTGCCGCAGGACATGGGCAAGTCCAAGATGCCCAAGCGACGAGACCTCATGCTGCTGCTGGCGGAGGTCGTGGACAGTCCCACGGCTCCCGCCGTGCCGCTCACCACCATAGCCAAGATCAACGCGCTCCTGGGTCGCGTAGGTCGCGCCAAGCCCAAGAGAGTGAAGGAGGCCAGCCGCTCCAGGCGGTGGGCGGACGCGGCCAGCGACGCAGCAGCCGCGCTGGACAGACTGCTCGAGGTGCAGCAGGAGTACAGCGACTGGAAGGACAATCTGCCGGAGAACCTGCAGCAGTCGGCCCTCGGCCAGAAGCTGGAGGACGTGTGCGGCATCGACATAGAGAGCGCGAAGCAGGCGGCCGACGAGGCCGAGAGCGCCGACCTTCCAGTCGGCTTCGGGAGGGACTGATGTCAATCAACTATCAGGTGAGGTCGTTTCCCAGCGGCATGGTCTGCGGCTACCACGACGACAAGGAGTCTGCGATAAGAGAGGCCGAGCAGATGCACGCCGAATACGGCAAGAGGGGACCCGGCAGGCACTATCGGGTCTACGAGATCACAGAGGTGTTCAGCACGCTGAGCGTGCGAGCTCCCGAGAGGAGGGACTGACCATGAACAGAGTCAAGGACAGACTGGCGTGGCTCTGGTGGGCAGCGACGCAGACGTCGATGTTTCTCAGCGTCATAATCGGCATGGCTAACTTCTGGCTCCTTCACGACGCGGCGACAGGCACCTTCTATCTGTGCCTGTCGCTCGTCCTCAAGTCGGTGGAGAACGACTAGATGGGACAGAGATCAGCCACTCACTGTCCCTACGGCCACGAGTTCTCTGTCGAGAACACGTACTGGAAGAAGCGCAAGAGCTACGCCGGACGCAAGCCCGGCGTCTTTCGTCAGTGCAGGATCTGCACTCAGGAGCGAAACAAGCTGTGGGACGTCTACAAGAGGACGTCGCCCAAGTGCAGCTACGCTAGAAGAAGGAGGCGAGATGGGACAGACTTTGAAGTCGTGCGTGGTCCCGATCATGGACACGCACCGTGACGGACTCATAGTGTTCGAGTTCGTGTTCTACGGCGTAGACGCGTCGGCCGTCTGCTCTATACCGATCGGCGCGTACGAGGAGAGCAATCCACCAGACATCGGCTCGATCATAATCGTGAGAGCCCTCAGGAGAAGGAGACTAGATCCCGACAGATACAGAGCATCGATCTGGGACGTGCGTCCCAACCTCAACTCGTACTCAAGACTACCAGAGACTAGACACTACTCTAGACACTACTACAGACCTAGGAGGGTCACATGAACCAAGCTGCAGCGAAGTCGCGTATCCAGGAGCTCGAAGAAGAGAACGCCCGTCTCAAGGCGCAGAAGTCCGGCGGACAGCCTCTCAGGCTGAAGGTCAGCGGCAAGGGTGGCGTCAGTCTGTACGGACTGGGACGCTTCCCCACCACTCTCTACGTGGAGCAGTGGGAGAAGCTGCTGACCATGACTGACGAGATCAGGCAATTCCTGGTCGACCACGCCGAAGAGCTCAAGCGCAAGGACTAGATCATGAGCATAGTCGATCGAGCCAAGAAGTGGACTGAGCTGGGAAACGGATGTCGCATGAGTGACCCAGAAGATGCCTGGGACGCGATTGCTCGTCTGGAGAACTGCGTCAGAGAGCTCGAGCAGCGTCTCATCAAGCTGGAGACGAAGTCAGCAGAGTGAGCCATCCTCACACCCCCGGTCGCGCTGACCGGGGGCAACTCTCAAGGGAGTACTACGACATGACTACAGTACTTGACCATCCCTACGAGGAGGTCCTGGAGAACGCCAGCAGCAAGGTGAAGGAGGGCTGGACGATCTTCCAGAAGTGGACGTGCCAGAAGTGCCGAAGTCGGTGCACTGCTGCCACGCCGAACCACTTCACGCCGCTCGTCGTCTGCACGGACTGCGGAACGATCACCGACGTGAGGGCTACTGGCTGCAACTTCATGGCGTCCATCTTGATAGGAGGCGAGGATGAGAAGTAAGTTCGGATGGGACCTTCCTCCGGGCGTCACGAACCGGATGATAGAGGAGCAGTTCGGTGATCACCTTGATCCCGAGACGCCGATCCTCAGCGACAAGGAGCGCGATCTTCTGCAGTGGCTAGGCAGGGAGGACTTCAGTCAGTACGGCGAGTGTCACGGGCCTGATCTCACCAGTCTAATTCTCATGGGTCTGGCGCAGGTGCACGGTCCCGGCGAGCATCAGGTGTTCATCGCCAGAGGCACCAGCATGATGTATCGCGCGGTCTCACTGACCGAGAAGGGACTGGCGTCACTGGAGAACGAGCATGACTAGTCTCAAGGAGTTCCTGAGCGGCGAGCCGCTGACGTACAAGTCGGCGGTGAGCAAGGGCAAGGTGACGGCGACCTACGTGATTGGCGTCGGCATCTCGCTCGACAAGAACGGAAGGGATCTGGGAACCGCCGACGTCACAGACGATCTCGGCGCGTCTCGGGCCTACTACAACTTAACCAGAGGAGAGCAGACGTGAAGGTAGTCGAGCTGATAAAGTCGCTGGTCAACATGCCGGCGGACACCGACGTCGTGGTGAGCGACGGCAACGTGCATCACGTCATAGGCAAGGTGGCCTTCAACGAGAAGGAGAAGGTCATCGAGCTCAAGCTGGGAGACGAGTGATGAAGGTAGAGCGCAAGAGCCCCGTCGAGATCCAGGTGACGATGGAGCCGTACGACGCCAACGTCATCGCTTACTGTCTGCGGCACGCCGCAGACAAGGACGGTGGGCTTCGAGCCGACGAGCGAGGCAGAGTGATGGCTGGCATAGCCATCAACCTCGCCAGTCAACTGAAGAGAGCCGTCGATGAGAAGCGATGACCTGAGCATACCCGACTTTCTGCTGGTCAAGAACAGGCCAGCGCGAGTCGCAGAGAAGTCCGAGGGCGAGACGCCCGCCGCTCCAGCTAGGGAGCAGTGGGAGATCGCCCTCGATCGCGTGGAGCCGGAGGGCCTGAGACAGTTCATCGCCGCGCGCATTAAGAGCGGCAAGTTCATGTCTCACTGGCTCGTGCCGGACGGCGTTCGTAGGTTTGACAGAGACGTCGAGGAGTCGATCAGCTCCCAGCGCGAGAAGTACGAGGCTCGGATCAAGGAGCCGGAGAAGAAGGAGAAGCGGATCTCCGCAGACGGAGCCGCTGACCAGAAGACCGCGGTGATCCTCTTCGAGGGTGAGAACCCCAAGAAGGAGGGCACCGCGCCTCACAAGAGGTGGGAGCTGCTCGTGCAGCACCACGAGAAGACCGTGGCCGAGTTTCTTGAAGCAGGAGGAAATCCGGTCACGCTGAAGAACGCGATAGCATCGGGCTACGCGACACTCAGAGAAGGAAGCCACGAGAATGACGCAGGACCAGAAGACGGAGGCGAAGACGGAGGAGGCTCAGGTCAAGGCCGAGCCGAACCCGAAGGAGGCCAAGAAGAACGAAGTACCGCTAACTCCAAAGCCGGAAGCAGCGGCAGAGAAGCCCGAGCCAAGCGCCGCGCCCAAGGCGAAGCGAAAGTCGGATCCGGAGGCAAGGCGGGCAAGGGACGAAAAGCGAAACGGTGAGAAGGCAGAGGGCTTCGGCGCGATGCTCAAGGAGCTGACCACCGTCGACGCCGCAGTCAAGCTCTACAACGACATGGTTCCGACGGCAGTCGACGTCGGGCTTCAGCACGTGAAGCCGGTCACCATGTTCGTTGATCTGTCGACCGGCAAGAAGGCGTGCACCCGACTGCACGAGCGCATCAGCGATCTCGTGAAGCCATCCAAGTCAACCAAGTCAAAGCAGAAGGAAGACAAGACCATGCCAAAGAAAGCCACCAAGAAGTCCAAGACCGCAGCGAAGAAGTCCTCTGGTCCCCGCGTCAAGATGGAGGACGACACGAAGATCACGTGGGCAGGCAAGGCCAATCCGTTCCGTGAGAAGACCGGCAAGTGGGAGCGCACCGAGCGCGTTCGCACGAACAGCGGCCAGAGCGTCAAGACGCTCAGGAGCAAGAAGGTCAAGACCGGCACCATCCGCACTCTACTGCGCATGGGTCTGGTCAAGACGTCCTGATCTGAACAGAGGAGGGCGGTCCCCGAGGGACCGTCCTTCCCACACCTTAGAGGGTTAGACTCATGACGGCAGCGGCTAGACTAGGAAGCATCACGGTCAGGAACGAGCGAACAGGCGTGGCCTGGACCGTGTCGCCCTCCCATCGTCTCGGATGGGTGAACATGATAGTTACGACGCAGGACTATCTTCGCATCGAGAGGTGCGTGAGGGAGTTCTGCGGCGAGTACGACGAGTGGATCATGGTCGGTAGACCGATCCCCCGCAGATTTCCCCGTCCCTCTGGATGGGTGTGCGTTCTGCAGGTCAAGCTGAAGGTGGAACCACACGAACTCAGAGGATACGACGAATGACAGCCATCAAGATCATAACGATAGGAGCAGCCCTCGGCTACTTCTTCGTCGCGAACTACTGCAGCTTCAAGGACGGACTCGGACTGGAGAGCACCTGCCACAAGATCCAGGACCGAGTGACGGACGTCGCCAAGAGCGACTGTCCCATGTCGCTGCGGCCGAAGGAGCCGGTGAACATCAACCCCCGACTAGAGATGAGGAGCTAGCGAAACCGAAACGATCCCCCTCTCGGCCCGTATCCAGGGTCGGGAGGGGGATCTTTCTGCGTTCCGCGACGACTCTGCGACATGTGATCCTCGCAGTACGGATCAGGCTCGGAGCGACTTCTGCCGCAGAACTTCGTTCTGCCGTCGTGGTCCACCGGCCAGCGACAGTGATGCTTCTCCAGCTCTAGAAGACTGACGGGCGCTGCGACCTCGACCGAGCTGCTGAGCTTCGGGATGTCGCTCCCCTTCCTGCCTCTCGTCGTCAGCGTGGGGTACTGCGGCCAGAAGGGAACGTCGTCTCTGGCGTGCGTGCTGACCTTGGTCTTCTTGCTGCGCGGCCTGTTCGTGCGCGGCATCCGGTCCCCCATCCGGTGCACCTTGCCGATCACGGCGTTCCTACTCTTCCCGGGCAGCTGAGCCGCGCACTGAGCTCCCGTCAATCCCTCGGCTATCATCTGCTTGAGCAGATCCTCTTCTTCTGCGGTCCACATGCTACCTTCCAGGATGATTGATGATCTCGTACAGCTCTCGCGCCGTTAGAACCACGAACGCGACTATGAGAACGACGAGTAGCCAGCGCCACCAGCTCATTCTGTCGTCCGGCTCCCACGCGGGTATCATCTCGCTCGGCTGATACAGCCTCATGTCGTGACCCTCTTTTCTCAGTCTCTCGTACAGAGACGCCGGTATGATCACCTTCTCTGGTCCGGGTCCGTTCTGCCTGCTCTCCATCTCGCCTCTCCTTCTGCTACGCGCGGCGACCCGCCAGAACAGCTCTGACGTCCTGCCACGGCCAAACCCCCGGTCCGCCGTACCAGCGTCCCAGGACGTCCCTAGGCCACCTAGCACCTCCCGATAAGACCCTGTGGTACGGCTGCAGACCATGCTCCGCCAGCACTGCAGCCGCGCTGCCCTGTATCAACCACAGGGCGTCCACGGCGTCTCCGCGGCGAGGGCCGGGGGCGATGGTCTGCCGCACGGCTATGACGCTGCGACCGCCGTGTCTGGCGCGGGTCAGGTGCCAGCCGATCTGCTCTGGTCGGATCTTGACGTACCACTTGCGAGTGAACTTGTACTCGATCCAGGTGTCGACGCCGTCGCAGCAGACGTTCGAGTCAGGGACGCCCCTGTCCAGGAGCCTCTCGATCGTCTGCCAGTGGACGTCCCTGATGCGTCTCCTGAACTCCTTCCGCAGTCCGCCGTCTATCGTCATGCTTTTCCCTGACTCTCTTGAGGACGTAGCAGCGAACCGCGCTGCTTCGGTTGTGAGTAGGAAGGTCGCAGCTGGCAAGTCTCACCTGCTCGCCGAGAGTGGTATTTTCTCTGGCCGCCATTCTCTTTAGCTCTCTCCAGAACTCGTCCTCGACGGAGACCGCGGTCCTGAAGCCGTCGATCACGACGTTGCGCTTCTTCATTCTTCTCTCCTCTCCAGCTTGCGGCATCGGCCGCACATGGTCTCCGGGCTGTGAGGCCTGACGCCGAGCTCGCTGGTCTCGACGTACCTCCAGTCGAGAGTCGTCTCGAGTACTCTCCAGTCGGTGAGTCTCATCCCGCCGCACCTCTCGCAGCTGATCAGCAGCCTGACTCTGTCGCTCACGACACCCTCTTCTCTCTGGTCTTGAACTGCTTGCCGCACTCGACGCAGACTCTCAGCCGAATGACCGACGACTGCCTGCGTCTGGTGTCTAGAACCCTGGAGGGAGCGCTCTTGCTGCAGATGCAGGGAACGCTCGCGCCTCCTCTCTTGCGCTTGCTCATAGTCTAACTCTCCTTCCGTGTACTCTGTAGCGGCGCGGCTTCGGCTTGAAGCTGTCGCAGACTGGTCCTATCTGAAACGGACCGTCCGAGAAGATGACACCGACCGGACTACCGTCCGTGTGGCGAGTGTCGCACCAGCCGCACGTCTGACACCATCTGCGCTCCTCGCAGTTCTTCGTGTGAAGACGGTGAGACTTGGCAGTCAGAGTCGGCGTGCCGCACCAAGCGCATCTCATCCTCAGCCTATCCTTCTCAGCACGCCGTTCTCCACCTCGTACGTGACTCCCGCCTCCAGATCGCCGGCCACCACCGGCCGACCGTCTGGGTGACGAATGATCAGCGTCTCGCCTCTCGTCACCGTCACGCCGTTGATCGTCATGGGTCCGCCGTCGGCGGACCGCTTGAACTTGAAGACCATACCTGGGATCATCTGTGTCCTCCCGCTATCCAGGACAAGAACCCGACCGACGCCGCGACGAGGACGCTGACGTACAGCCACGCGAACGAGTTGACGAAGTCTACCTTGTCCATGTCTCTAGTCCCTGAACGGATCAAACTCGCCCGCTCCCGCCATCGCGACGGCGAATGGTCGCAGCGTGTGCAGCACTCTGACCGACTGCGAGTGATGCTTGAGCACGTCCGGCAGTCTGCGATAGGCCATAGGACTCTCGTCGAGATCTGCTCCCACCAGCGTCACGCCTCGCGCCGTCAGCCACGCGTCCATCTCCTGCCTGCTGAAGCGTCGCTTGGCCTCCTTGCGGCCGAACAGCCTGCCAGCTCCGTGGATGGTGGAGTAGAGAGAGTCCTTGGCCTCCTGGCTGTCGACTCCCTCGAGTATCACCGCGTCGTCGCCCATGGATCCGCCGACGAAGCCGCGCTGACCGGGGAATGCTGGCGTCGCGCCCTTGCGAACGACCCAGAGATCCCTGTCTCCGTGACGCTCCCTCCAGGCGTAGTTGTGGTGATTGTGGATCGTGTCGAGAACGTTCCCGCCGATCATTCGGCGAACTCGCTCGACGACCCACTCGCGTCCTGCGTAGGCGTAGCGTCCGGCCAGCTCCATCGCGGCTATGTAGCGCCGACCGAGCTCGCTGTCCTCGTCTATCACTGCGGGCGGAACGTTCATGCCGTCCTTGCCTCCTGCAGCCTTGAGATACTTGGTCGCGCTGCTGTGACCGAGGCCTCTGCTGCCGAAGTGAACTCCTATCCACACGAGGCCGTCCTCGTCTCGCAGGAGATCCACGTAGTGATTACCCGACCCGACGGTGCCGAGCTGAGCTGCCGCCTTCTGGCGGTAGTCCTCCCTGTCGGCCTCTCTCCACGCCTCGGAGTCGTCGAGGAGGGCGTGCTCCACACGCTCGTCGTTGGTTCTGCCGACGCCGAACGATATCACCTTCTGGATATCCCTCAGCAGTGGACCGACGCGGTCCTTGATCTGCGAGTAGGGAACGTCCAGACGAGCCGCCATGTTTCCGCAGCCGATGTCGAAGCCGACGCCGCTGATGCTGATCTGCTTCTCGTAGGCTATCACGCCGCCGACGGGCTGAGCGTAGCCCAGATGTCCGTCGGCGCAGATCACTCCTGCGACGGCGTTGCCCACGCTCATGCAGTTCTTCATCTGGTTGATGGTGTTGTCGTCGTGCTCTCCGAAGACGCGCAGAGGACTGTCCCTGTACCTGGGATCCTGCGGCTTGACGGCTATCTCCGCGGCCGTCTTGGACGCCTCCGCTGCGACGTGCTCCTTTCTCGCGGCGTCTCTGTACGCGCACCACGCAGGCATTCCTCGGCCTTCGCCGACGCGGCTGTCCGGGTCTACGCCCGCTGCCAAGCAGAGCTCGCGAGCTCTCGTCTGATACGGATCGCTTCTCATCGGACTGCCCTCACGTACTCGACCGTCTTGTCGTGCAGGACGGTGTCGTACTGCACGGCCAGATGGTTCATGTTCAGCGGCACGACCTCGATCTTCGGTCCGTCGCTGGCCGCCTCCAGCTTGGCCGCGCCGAGAGGATAGATGAACCAAGTCGGCGACTCGTTCTGGTAGCAGACTGCTCGCTTCACGTTTCCGTGAATTCGCTGCATCCACTGCGGAGGCGACGGATCGTACAGCACCATGAGATCCATGACTTCTCGGTAGGGGCTCATCATGTTCGCGATCATCGTCATGTGCGGTCCGCCGCCGGAGTACCCGATCCCGATCATCTTGTCCTTCGCCTTGACCTCTGTGTTCTGGTCGGCGAAGCATCGCTTGTAGTCCGCCCACGAGTAGCTCTTGACGACGACGTCCGGCAGCGCAGCCAGCTTCGACGCCAGAATGTTCATTCCCGCGGACGTGGCGACGCCGTCCCAGCTCCAGATGCCGCCGAACAGTATGTAGACTCTCTTGGTCATTAGAAACCCTCCTTCTTGGTCAGGAAGTCGTACTCCGCGAGCCACTCGCGCTCGTATCTGGAGGTGAACGGTATGCCGTCTTTATCGAGCATGTCGTACACGACCGTGACGCTGTTGAGCTCCTTCCTCTTGACGGTGCCGTCGCCCGCGCTGGCGTGCGTCACGCGGTCGCCGACCTCTAGGTCCTCTACCTGCAGCTTCGCCATCTCTCTTCTCCTCCTAGCTGACGCTCCAGATTATCCCGACGTTGGCCAGAACGTAACCGGCCATGATAGCGACGTGCGGATATCTGCCCTCCAGAGCATACACCAAAGCCTGCGCGACGTACATTCCAGTCGCGATCCAGACGAAGGTGCTGCTCATCACGTCTCTCCCTTGATCCAGTAGACGCAGGTGTAGTCGACGTGACGCAGGCGACCGAAGTCCATCTTGTGCGCCGCGAAGTAGTCCTTCGTCGCCTTCCTCGCGCCCTCCCAGTGCCCGAAGTCGTCGATGATCAGATAGCCGCCGCGCTGCAGCCTAGGATACAGAACCTCCAGCTCCATCTTGGTGCTGTCGTGCCAGTCCGTGTCCAGGCGAAGCACCGAGATCTTGTCCGGGAGGTTCTCCGGCATCAGCAGCGTCGCCTCCACCAGTCCGGGCACGAATCTCATCTTCTTGTCGTCCATCAGCCCCTCGCTCCGGAACGCGTCCATAACCTGATCTATGGGAGCTCTCGACATCGGCAGTCCGTTCTTGCGGGCCATGTGCGCAGACGCACGGTACGGATTGTCCCCCGGCTTGTTGTGCTTGATGTCGTGCGGTCCCGGGGGAGGCATCCCCTCGAACGTGTCGTAGAGCCAGCATCGCCGATCAGGGCTGAGCATCCTAGCCAGCATGACGTGACCGCCCATCCAGACTCCGCACTCCACGAAGTCGCCGTCCAGCTTGAGGTGGTTCGCGCTGCGAATTGCGTCCACCGTGCACTGGAGACGAGCGCGACCACCCTTGGAGTACTTCTTCGCGATCTCTATCGGGTCGCCGCGTATCTGGCAGCAGAAGAAGCACGTAATCTCCTCCGCGTCTATCGGCACGCTGCGGTCTAGATCCTTCATGCAGACGGAGCAGACGGCCTTCTTGACCTGATGAGTCATCGCCTAGACTTTCTCTTGTTGGGCTTCTTGTGGGACTCTCGGTCCTTGAGGCTGCGCACCATCGCTCGCGCGGCGTTCTGGTAGTTGATGATCTCCGGGTAGCGCACCTCCTTGAGACCGAACAGCCTGCGCAGACCGCGCATGAGGAAGCCTCCGGCGTCCTCGTAGATGGACTGTCCCTTCTGCATCTCGGCCTGATAGGCGTGTATCTCCTTCCACGTCATTCGCTCGATCACTCTCTCGAGCAGAGTCTCCTCTTCTAGCGTCATCCTGCGGCTCCGTACTTGAGTATGAGCAGTAGCACTATCGCGACCGTACCCATGCAGACTACGGCTATCGCCAGTGCTGGCCACTCGGTTGGATCTGACATATTCACAGCGGTACTCCCATGATCGCGGACAGAAGTCCCAGCAGAAATGCTGCCACGAGGTAGATCCAGGGGTTTCTCATGATCTCGTGCATCACGACCTGAATGCCCTCCCTGCCAGAGTCATCGCCTTGGCGTTTATCTCGTCTTCTATCCTGGATCTGGCCACGAACTCCACCATCCTTCTGGCGCGGAGCTTGACCAGATGCTCGATCATGGTTCGCTCGCTCGGCATCTTTCTTCTACCGAGGCAGTACGAGACCACCGAGATAGAGGCTATCAGAATTAGGTTAGTGAGAAGATCTGCGCTCATCTGGCCATCTCCACGTTGAACAGCCTCTCGTCTATCTTGTGCACCAGCGTCTCGACTCTCTTGAGCTGGAGCATGATGGCTACTATCACTAGGATCATGACCATCGTCAGGATTCTCGCCGGCAGGTTACTGTCGCGTGAGCGCTCTGGTGTAGTCATCCTGAAACCCCCTCCTGAGAAGATGCCTCTGTCTCTCGTCGTGCTCGGACGCTCCGACCATGATGTGACCATTCGTCTGTATGTACTGGCCGGTTCTGCGGAACCGCTGCGCCTCTGTGACCGCGCAGCTCAGCTCCAGCGCGGCTACCGCGAGCATGACGTCCATGCCGGTGATCAGCGTTGTCACGATCCAGATCGCCGCAGTCGAGATAAGTACGCACTGTCTGCCGCGGAACTCTCTGCGGCGATAGTCGTTGTTGAACTGATGCAGAAGTCTGAGATGTCTCACTGGCACGCCTCCCTCTTGACTCTCGTGAAGTCGCTCAGCATAGGCTCTCCCTTCCACTCGTAGATGCGCGTGCCGTCGGCGCAGATCTTGATCAGCGTTCTCTCAGCTCGGAACTTGTCGTACTCACTCTGCTTCTCGAACAGGATCGTCAGCGGGATGCCCACCAGCACGACCAGGACCACGACGGCGATGACGGCAGCAAGAACGTCTCTTCTACGCTGGTAGATCTTCTGCCATCTCTCCTCCTCGGATCCTGGAGCAGGCTGCGGCATCAGGTTTCCGTACTCGCTGAGTCTGGGTCTCGGCTGGTGTCCCATCACGACCTCCCTCTCAGCACCCACCACTTCTCTCCGGTCTCCAGCAGTCCGCCCTCCGGCACCATCCCGAGACGAACGGCTATCCGCTCGGAGTAGGGACGGTTCGCGTTGATCCTAGCCTTGATAGGTCCGTAGCTGTCTTCTACCATGTCGACCAGCATCCTGGCCAGCTTGAGACCGCGTCCAGACCGACGAAACAGCGGCGCGACGAACCACGCGAGGACGAAGCAGTCTGGCTCCAGCTTGATCGCTCCCCACGCGAGAGGATATCTGCCGACCGCGTTCTCGCCGACGAGCATGCAGAGATTACGATCGCCGACCCTGTCAGCCAGAAACTCCGTCTTGTCCCCGACCCACATCTCGCCCTCGGGATCCCAGGCCTCCAGCAGAGGGGCGTCCTGCAGCGTGCACGTTCTGAGTATCACGGCGCTTCTCCTACGGGTCTATGATTGAGCCCTGCGGCTTGGTGAACTGAGCGTAGCGTCTGACCTTGTCCATGCCGATGTAGGTCACGTGTCCGACGACGTGACTGAAGGAGAACTCGTCGTCGTCGAACTCCAGACCGCCGATCCTGCGCATCTGCCAGAATATGTCGCTCTCTCCGGCCACGATCTTCTGGTCTGGTCCGAAGTATATTCTCATGATGCCGCCGAACAGATTGATCGCGTAGGGCACCACCATCTTGTCGTTCTTGAACAGATCGAATATCAGCGGGAATCCTCTGCTCGCAGTCCCCGACAGGAAGATCTCGTCGACGGCCACCAGCCTGTCGACGTGCGGAGTGTTGGCCTCGTAGTACTGCGCGAACGCCTCCGCCGTCGCCGGAAGCGGCGAGGACGCTGCGGCCACGCAGGCCAGATACTGGATGAACTCTCTTCTGCTAGTTTCGGTCATCTCTGCTCTCCTCTGTTCTCGTACGCCACTCTCTCGAGCTGCATGTAGGACGCGTCGCTCGGCTGACTCTTCATCGGTCGGTACCTCGCCCATCCGTTGTCGACGGTGATCTTGACGCAGCCGTCTTCCTCGACGGTCACGTAGCTCCCGCTGAGAAAACTCAGCGCTGCTCTGACGTGCGACGGCCATCTGCCCAGAACTACTAGTCTGAGAGTCCCGTCCGGCAGACGCTGCTGCTGCATCGTTATCTGTCTGAAGACTACGTCCGGCATCACTCTATCTCCCTCTTGATCTTGATCCTGTCGGCGTCCATCATTCCCATTCCGGTGCCGGATCCGGCGCTGACCCGAACCTCCTTCTTCTGGATGCCCGCCTTCTGGAACACGCGATCGACCTCGTCCAGAGGACTGTCGATGACCATCAGCGCCTGAGACGGAGGAATCTCCAGTCTGTTGTGCTTGACGATCTCCTTCGCTCGCTCGACCAGCCGCGCAGCGCAGCCCTCCATGAACGTGCGATCGAAGTCGCTGGATCCTCCCCAGCTGAAGGTGGTGTCGGCGCTGAAGGTGCCGAAGAAGTTGGGTCCGCTGTACGAGACAGTTCGCCGCTGAGGAGTCTCCCTCCTCTCCTCCAGCATCTTGAGTATCTGCTCGCAGAGATAGGGATAGGTCTCGCCTGCGGCGCCGACGTTCAGCCTTCTCCCGGACGCGAACAGAAGACTCGCTCCCTCGTTCGTCACCAGAACTCTGCAGGCGTGCAGCTCGCCGACCGCGTGAGCCACCAGAAGCCTCCAGGCTGATCCCTCTGTCGCGATCAGCTCGCTGTGCCAGAGCTCCCCTCCGTCCGGCGGCCTCTCGAGCTCCTCCTCGCTGACGTCGTGCTCCATCATCAGCTTCGACGCCATCGCCATCGCGGACGCGGCCTCCTGCTCGGTGGCTCCGCGGTCGCGAGCCAGCGCCAGCATCTTCCTGATCTTCTCGATCGGCCTCACTGCGCGGTCCTCTTCTCGGTCAGCGCCTCGTAGCAGTCGTCGCAGACCGTCACCACGTCTGCCGGATTCTCGTCTGGAAAGTCTATCGTGAACTCCAGCATCGCCTCCTCGTCGGTCACCGTCGTGACGAACACGTCGCCGCAGCACGCGCAGACGCAGATGGTCCTCTCGCTCACTCTACCAGCTCCACCTCGTGCAGCGCCCAGTCCTCGTCGCCGTCCAGACCATCCTCGTCCAGTCCGGTGAAGCCGAGCTTCTCGTACTCCGCCAGCGCGGCCTTCTTGGCGACGAGATACTTCTCGCGACGCTCCTCGTAGGTCATCATCCCCATGCCGGAGAAATCGTTGACGACGGAGTCAGAGATCCTCTCGGCCGCCGTCATGGCCGCCTTGGCCCTCTCCTCGCTGAGATAGACCCGATACGGCTCCTCGCTGCGATCGGAGTACTCGCCCTGACCCTTCACCAGAACGTAGACCTTTCTCGTCGTCATCTCCTGTCTCCTCTCGATCCCAGCAGAAGCGCGATCTGCTCCTCCAGCTCCCTGACTCTGCGAGCCAGCATCCTCCTCGCGCTCGCGGAGGCGGAGTACTCGCCGTGCTTCTCGACGAGCAGACGGAGGGCCGCAGGTATCCCGCCTCCGCCCTCGGGGAGCAGCACCTCCACCGAGTCTCCCTTCGCGAAGCTCATCTTGTGAACCGTGTAGACGTGCAGTCTCACGGAGTCCTCTATCGTCGGCGACTCCTGGAAGCTGCCCATCATGGCCGCGGACGTGGACCTCCGCTCTGGCAGGCGAGTGATCTTCTCGTAGTCTTCCATCGAGACGTACTGCCCGTCGTGATGTCCGCCTATGACCTTCAGTCGCTTCATAGCTTCTTCTCCTCGAACTCCACGGAGTGCATCCAGGACAGACGCCTCCATCTAAACTCGCCGTCGCGGTTCTCCCAGAGCTCCTCGACGACAGGGAAGAAGAACATGGCGATGCGTATCCGGAAGCGCCCTGTGGGACGGTTCCCCATGACGCTGAAGCTCGGCTGCGGCTTGCTGCTCACGGCGTGAACCCGCAGTCGTGGCAGTTGGGGATCCCGGCCTCGCTGACGAAGGTGTTGTTGCTGCCGCATCCCGGACAGACGCCGGAGCCACCAGAGATGAACGCCTCAGGATGCGTCTTGAAGTTGTTGCGCCCGTCGTTCGCGGGAAACGCCCGATGGGGACAGAGCGTGCTTCGGTATCTATTCTCGAAGTCCCTGCCGCACTCGTCGCAGTGTACTCTCACGTCTGAGATCTCCTCTTGATCACCTCGTCGATAGGTCTGAGAAGTACCATGAGAAACAATCCAGCAAATAGGATATACGTCGCTCGCCAGATCTCTCCGTCTGCCAGTCTCGCGACTACCCATCCAGCCAGGAAGCTGGCTCTCCAGAAATCCGTCTCCCTCACGTCTCCCTCCTCCCCCCGGCTGACCGGGGGATCGTGTATCGGGTCTCTCCGCCCGGAAGATTGTCCACGGTCACCACGTCGCCCGCTCGGAGCATCCCGAGCAGCTCGCAGCTCCCCTCCACGGTGACCTCGCGCCTCGGAGCGTCGATGAGCTGCGTTCTGCGATAGTCTCCGTGGCAGCCGTGGGAGCTGACGGTGCCTCTCTTCATCACGTGCGTGAAGGACATGCTGTCGAAGATGTCGACGCGCTTGACCGGCTGCAGCATAGCTCTGTCTACTCCGGTGACCTCCACCAGCTTGGCCCTGAACTGAGACATGCTGTCGAGCAGACTGCTCATCTGCAGCTCAGTGACCATGAACTGGCTGGTCTGCTCGCCGATCAGCGGCAGTGGACTAGTGAGTATCAGCGGCTCTCCTCGTATCTGCATCAGACTGCTGGCTCTGACTATCGCGGGAGCGGCGATAAGTCCCAGCAGTCCGCCGACGAAGCCGCGTCGGGTCGGGATCTCTAGCGTCATGGCTCATCTCCTCTTGGCTATCGTTCGTCTGCGTCTGGTCGCTAGTCTGCTGCCGCGACTCTTCGGTCTGCCCTTCAGTCCTCTGTTCTCGGCGAAGTACTGAAAGTGACCGAGAGGATCGCTCATCATTATGTTGCAAAGATAGCGACAGCGGAAGCGCGGCATTCTGTCGACCTCCTCCGGCTTGAGCGCCAGCCATCTGAGATCTACCTCGAAGCTGGCAGCGGCGTGTCTGCGTCCGTCGCCAGCTATGATGGTGATCATGGTCTTCATGTTCGCCTCGTCTTCGTCTTGCTGCACTTCTCGCAGGTGGAGACCAGACGAGGACCCTCGCTCGCCAGCCGGAGCATGTCGAAGTAGTCTACTGCTCGCAGGTACGGATCGTCCCTCCTCCACGCGCTCCAGCGATGACTGCACAGGATCCTTCTGAGAACAGATCTCAGCTTCTTCATGGCTCCAGTCTCCTCACGTGGCCAGCTTGGACAGTCTGTCGTGCGTCTCCTGCGTTATCGGTCTGTAGACCTGGATCGGCGTTCCCAGGTCGCGCCCGGCCTCGACGCGAAGTCCGGCCGAGGTTGCTCTGGCTATCGCCTGGATCAGCTCGTTGTGCGCAGCCACCACGGCTCTGCACAGCAGCAGATCCGAGTCGGCTCGCGCCTTGAAGGTGTTCATCACCGCGTTGATCTTCTTCGTCGCTGACTTCTTCCTCATGCTTCTCTCCTCTGGTTTAAGATCTCTCGGCCCTCGTCCGTCAGGTGCCAAGTCCACGGGTAGTACAGCTCGCGCCACGCGAGGCCGTAGATCTTCAGCCTCACGCGTCTCTTCTCTGATCTCATGTCGATCGGCAGCACGCCGTCGGCCACGTCCTGCAGCTCTCTTCTCTCGGCCTCCGTCACGACCGCCTCTTCCTTCGCTGCTTCTTCTTCTTGGGTCCTGGGAAGTCTATCGGGCCTCTGATCAGATACGTCCCCACCGGGAGGAGCAGCGTGCCGCCCGATCTCTTGACCGCCCTGACGGCTCGCGCGACCGCGTCGGTGTCGTCGGTCACGCCGTCGCCTATCGCTCCGTACTTCTTCAGGTCGACTACTCTCTTAGACATGCGGTCTCCTCAGCTGCTTTCTCGCCACCTGGGACGTGACTACTCTCTTCCAGTCGCCGCTGAGGTCCTCCTCGAACAGCGCGGCGTCGCCGATCACGTCTATCTGGGCCGAGTCTATGCTTCGGCACTTGTAGGCGTAGCGCAGTCGCGGATGATCCGTGGTGAACCACAGACCAAGACCTACACGATTGCACTTGATCGTGGCGACGCGAGGCACGCTCGGGTCCTCCTGGTCGCCGAGATCCAGGAGAGCTCTCATCTCCACCACGAAGCATCTGCGGACCAGATCGACGTATGCGCCGCTGTCGTCGGCTCGCCATCCGTAGAGAAGATCCGGCGTGAGAGTCATCTGGTGAAGTGTCACCGAGGCGACTGGTGCTTCCTGCTCCATGTTTAAGCTCCCTCGTCCTGCGTCTTGCTCAGCATGGTGCCGCAGACGCTGCAGTAGACGTAGACGCCCATGCCTCCGCCTGCGGCTCCGTATCCCATCTCGGGCTCGGCGTCCGGATGCTCCGGACAGCGATCGACCTGCGGAATCGCGGGGTCTACGTCCGCCAGATCCACGTGAACTTTCACCTCGTCAGCCATGAAAGTGCTCCTGATATGAGAATAATGATAGCAGCGATCACCATGAACACGAACCATCTGGGATACAGCGTGTTCCCGATCCACACTAGATCCGTGAGATATCTCATGGTTCTTCCTCCAGTCTTCGCCTCACCGTCTCCATCTCTGCTGCCAGCGTGTAGTACGCGTCGTCGCATCGCATCAGAGTGAACTTTCCCATAGCAGTCGGCTCCAGTGAGACGACTCGCTCGACGTTGATCAGGACGGGAGTTCCCGTCGGATAGTTGAACTCGACCAGTCTCATGGCTCTACTCCCAGCGCCTCGCGCGCTCTTCGTCCGCCGTCGCGGTTGAGCGGCGTGTCGTCCTCGGGTACTCTGCTCGCCGGATCGGCGTAGAAGCGCAGCGCGGCTCTGGCCGCCTCCAGCTCGTAGGCCAAGGCCAGCACGAGACCGGACCCGACGTAGGCCATCTCGCCCGCTGGCCACGGCTCTCCGTGTCGCAGAAGACGAACGCGTCCGCCCTGCTCCTGGGTCACCGTGTACTTGCCGTCCTTCGTGGTCACGCTGAGCAGAGTCGTCATGGTCGTCTCCCTTCCTGGACACATCGGCGAGTTGTCGCACTCGGTCTGCACGTACGGACACTCCTCCACGCACCTCATCGCGGCCACCAAGGAGCCACGAACGGCAGCGAGAGCAGCACGCCGAAGAGAACGAGCGTCCCCATCAGCAGCGGCCATCGCACGAACCAGCGCATCTCCTCCCAGGTGTTGCTCGGGAACTCGTAGTCCCATCTGTGCGGCGGCTTCCATCCCAGCTCCGTCCATCTCCGCCTTATCAGGTCGTCCAGCTCCTCGTGCTCGCTCATTCCTCGCTCCTCCACCAGAAGTAGTCCTCTACTCTCTTCTCCGGGAACTCTCGCCGGATCAGATATCTGCTGACGGCCTCGCAGATGAGGAATACCAGTACTCCTCCCACCGCGACGCCGATCAGGCCTCCGACTATCTCTTCCATCACGTCACCAGCATCACGAACTCGGGCCCGAGGTCGTATCGTCCGGGCCTCGGCATGAAGGTCAGTCTGTACAGCAGCTCCGCGAGATCCTTCTCTCCGGCCATGTGAGCCTGCCGACGGGCGTCGTCCACGTCCGTCGAGATGATCCATCCTATCAGCTCTCCCCTGACGGGACCCGTGCCGACCCACGTCTCGACCGGAGAGGACGCGTATCTCAGAATGCAGATCACTGCGGTCCCCTGATCCACGGCTTCGGACGCGCCTCTAGAACGGGCATCGCGGCCTCTGTCGGGATGTAGACGTACTGCGTGTTCTTGTTCTCGCTCATGGCGTGGATGTAGAGGTAGCGAAGGTATCCCTCCGGACCTCCCAGTCCACCGGCGATTATCTTGTTCGCCTCGGCCACGCCCTTCGACCGCTCGATCTCGGCCTGCGCCAGGAGCTTGCTGGCCTCCAGCGTCGCGTGCGCCTCCTGAACCTTGATCTGTCGGTTCTGCTCGGCCTGTCGCAGCTGAGCCTGACCGGCCAGTCCGGCCGACCAGACGTTGTAGACGGGACATCCCGCCATTCCCGAGCCGATGATCACGACGACTATCGCGAACACCGACGCGCACACCTTGATGACTCCTCGGACCTCTGCGTCCATGTGGCTCTCCTCTCGTCTACGGCTTGTGGGGACAGAAGTGGCTCCGACATCCCCAGTTCGGAACTGAGTACACCAGATTAGCGCAGGTTTCGCAGACGCCGAGAACCCTGAACGTGCTTCGGCTCAGGACCGGGACCCTGTGCCTGCTCGAGAGGCTGGCGGCCTCCCGAGCGGTTCTCGCCCGATCCTCGCGCTCGGTCTCTGCGTACAGATCATCATAGTGTCCCATGTCAGTTCTCCACCAGCACCTTCTTCACCTCCAGCATGATCAGCGCCTCTATGTGGGCAGCGGGGTCCGCGCGGTCCGCCGACGGTCTCGTCGAGTCGCTCAGCACGCGATGCGCGTAGGTCAGCGACTTGATCAGCTCCAGGTCCATCGATCTGCCTCTGTCAGCCATAGTATCCCTTCTCCTTCTTCAGCTTCTCCAGGAGCTCGTCGAGCTCGTGTCTGCACCTGATGCACACGTGTCGGTCCTCAGGCTCTCTCGGCATCGTCATCACCGTCGGCTGAAAGCTGATCGTCGTCCACATCTCCGTCCTGTGACTCTTCCTGCCGCAGACGTCGCAGGTGCGCTCGAAGGTTCTGCGGTCTGTCACGTCAGCCTCCACGCTATCAGTCCCAGAAGGACGAACGCGAACCCGGCTCTCGGCTCGATCACGCCGACTACTGCCACAGTCACCACCGTCCACCAGATCTCTGTCATCAGTTCATCCCCGCCAGAGCGTGCGGACTGGTGCTCTTCTCCAGCTCGCAGACTCTCGCCGCGAGGCTGGAGATCTTCGACTCCTGATCACGGAGTCTGTCCCGAAGCCTCTTGTGCTCGATCTCCTGCCGCTCGACCTTGCCGGTCAGCTTGGCGATCTCGGTCTCTGCTCTCTGCATCGCGTCTCTGTGGCTCATCGCCTCGTCTCCTTGATCGCGGTCATAGCCGCTCTGAACGCCATCCCCATCGCATGGTATCTCCTCCACGGTCTGTGCTCGTGGATCAGATTGGCTCTGTACGCCTCGTCCATCGCTCGCTCCATCTCGACCGTCGCGACGGACGCGATGCTCACGAACGGGACCGCTCCCTCGTCGATCTGATTGCACACGACCCAGCACTCGTTCGCCGTGTCGCGATCGACGCAGCGCAGCCAGACTATCGTCAAGACGTGACCACCGCTCATCTCTGCTCCTCCACGTCTGCTCTGGGAATGACTCTTCTGCATCTGCGACAGGTCCAGTGCGTGAGGAAGTACGACCGCCACCGGAAGTCGTGACCGAAGACCGCGCACCAGACTTCTCTCCACTGCTGCCTGCTCACCACGACATCCTGAACACCAGACGCGTCACGCTCTTCGGAAGCTTCGCGAGCTCCACGACGCGATCCTCGGAGCCGCCGCCTCTCTCCAGCACCACCGTCGGTATCTCCACCTCCAGCGCGTGCTCGGCGACCGCCGCAGGCTGCTCGTAGAGCATGGCCTCCCGGCCGAAGTACGCCGCGACCTGCTCGGGAACGTCCACGTCGGCGTCCCTGCACGCCACCAGCACCCGATAGTTCTTCTCGAACTCCTCGTCCTCGGCGCGGAGCGCTATCACCTGACAAGAGACTCCCATCACCGTCTCTCCTTCTCTATCGCTATCGCGTAGGCGTCCAGCACCGCAGCAGGCCAAGCGACCGTCACCAGAGCGACGTGCTTGACCATGTCCCACACCCGAAAGCCGCCCGCGTGGAACCGCGCCAAGTTGAAGAAGACCACCGCGAGGCCGAAGACGAACCCTGTCGCGAGGTAGGTCAGGACCGCCGAGGCGTATCCAATCCAGAACTGAAACATAGTCAGGTCTCCCTTCCCAGAACTCTTCGCGCGTCTCTTATCGCCGGTGCCATGTCGTCGCTCAGCCATCTCTGCAGTCTCTCGGCTCCGGCTCGGTTCATCCTGTAGTCGCCGGTCGGCAGTGCCTCCCACGCGTCCACCAGCTTGTCCAGTGCTGCGCGATACGGTGGTCTTCCTCCCTCTCCGGGAGCGGGACCTCTGGCACCTAGTCTCTCGACTCCTACTCTCCTCGTCACGTGCACCCCCCTACGCTATCCTGAGATAGCCGCGCTTGACGGCGATGCGAATGTCTCTGCGACGAAGGCCTCGGGCCAGCAGGGTCGAGACGGTCATCCCGGTCTGCGCTCTGGCCATCCTGTCGTACATGGACGCCGAGAGAAGACGCGTGCGACCCTTCTCTGTTGATCTAGGCTTGCGAACGTGGGTGACCACGCGGTCGTCCCCCGACCGTCTGGTGGCCTTGACCGGCGAGGTCCACCTGATGAGCATCGGCGGACAAACGTGAATGCGCTTGCCTACCAGCTTCTCGGCGAGCGCGAGGCTGCTGGTGCTGTTGATCCTGAGGGCGCAGAGAACGACGTCGGCCTGCATCAGCCTCGCCCTTCTCAGCACGTCGTAGAAGCTGTGACCGGGAGCGTCCCCCGGCACCAGACCGCGCTCGACGAAGTAGCGCAGCATCTCGACTTGAAGTCCTGGACGTACTCGTGATATGACGTGACGATATCTCTCTAGCATCTGTGGCTCCCTCTACTGCCGGTAGGCTTGATACGCGACTACTGGTAGGTCCTAGGCCGCCGCAGCCTGCACCGGGGGATTTGTGAGCCGCAAGCCCAAAGTGTCTCCATGTTCAAAAATATATGGCGACGTCTGGTACGTCAAATGACACCGAGCAGGATGTCCGACTTCTTGCCAATAGGTCCTACTGTACGAGTTTTCAATTTTCGTTTTTCCGACTTTCTGAGGTCATGGGCTGATAAAGTGATAAAGTGATAAAGTGCTTGAGATCATTAAAATATTTTGCTCGTGATGGAGGTAATGGTCGCTATCACCTATCACTTCGCTATCAGCCAGCTATCAGATTTTTTAGATCGTTTCTTTAGTAGTTATAAGCACTTTATCAGCTTATCACTTTTTTGAGAAACAGTGGGGATTCTCATCTTACTTTAAGCGGCAAAAAGTGTATAGGGCTGATAAAGTGATAGGCGGCATTGGACAGCTATAGGAGAGGGTATTCAACCCCCGGTCCTTGCCAAATCAAAGGAAGCACGCTATTCGGATAGACCCAAGTAACTTCTTCTGGACGGTGAGGAAGTCTTGGTTTCAAAATACTGGACGGCTGCAGCCACGAAGTTCTGCGAAGAGCAGAGAGCAGCACATCACATAGAGCGTCAGGGATTTCAATTCTATCTACCGCAGATTGCGGTGCGTAGGAAGACTACCGAGAGACGCGAGTACCTGTTTCCCGGATATATCTTCGTGATGGTGAGAGACGGCTGGGAGCGCTTAGTCAACACTCGCGGAATAAGGAAGCTCTTCTTCTGCGACGGTGTTCCTACCCGCATGAGCGACAGAGACATAGAGACCCTGAGGGCCAAAGAAGACCGTCGGGGTCTTATCGTGTTGCAGAAGCCTGCTGCTGTAGGCGACACTGTCGTAGTGGTGCATGGTGCGTTCAAGGATAGTCTCGGTGTGGTAGAGCAGCTCACCGCACGGGACCGATGTCGCGTTCTACTGAGCATGATGAATAGGTCTCTCGCTGTCGAGATAGACCAGACCAGCGTGCGCGTAGCCTAAGCAGGGCTGCTCGCGCATAGCTGAGAGGCACTGTGGGTATAGTGGACCCCTGTGCGGTAGCCATGTCTACCATCTAGGAGATACAGAGGTGGCCCATCGCTTCTATAGTACTGCTCTGTGGAGAGCACGCCGCAAGCATCAACTGGCACAGCATCCCTTGTGTGAGATGCATGGTGCACGAGGAGAGGTCGTCGTCGCTACCGTGGCACACCACCTGCAGCAGCACAACGGCAACTGGAACATCTTCTGCTCGTCTCCTCTGCAGTCTCTGTGTGAGTCGTGTCATAACTCAGTTGCTCAGTCTCTCGAGAAGGGAGGACGAGGAGAGATGATAGGACTAGACGGTTGGCCGATACGAAACGATTTTCAAAAATGAAATCAACAATGATGACGACGAGGGGCACCGGGGGGTGGGACGAAAGATCTTCGCGACGACTCCAGACACCGGCGACGGGAGCCCGGCATCCTAAATGACCCCTTTTTGAGACCCCGGCGAGAGGCCTTAATTTCCCGACGACTTCCCGCAGCGCAGGCACAAGTGAGACGAGTATCAGCATGAGCGTCCTACACGGCAGAGGCAGGCAGTCCCTGAAGGTGATAGAGGGGATGGGGGTCGCGAGACCTTCACCACCCAGTCGCATGGGGGAGGACGAGGCGTTGATATGGAGACAGACCGTGGAGGCGCTGCCCGCAGACTGGTTCAGACCCGAGACGCTGGCCATTCTCGAGCAGTACTGCAGCCACGTGATGAGGGCTAGGTCCATCGCCAAGAAGATCAGGACCGAGCAGCGGGTCGATCAGGCGCTCTACGCTCTCGAGCTCAAGGAGACCAAGATGGTGGCTACTCTCGCCACCAAGATGAGGCTCACGCAGCAGTCCACGCTCGACAGAAAGAAGTCGAAGCACGCCAAGTCGGCGGTCGTGAAGCCCTGGGACATGGACGCCAAGCCGGTCGCGGATGACGACGAAGCCGAAGACTAAGGCTAAGAGGCCAACGCGGACGGAGACCCGCGCCGAGCGGAACATCCGCTGGATCGAGGAGAACTGCCGCATCCCCGAGGGGAAGCTGGTGGGCAAGAAGGTGAAGCTGTCGCAGTTCCAGCGGCGCTTCATGATCAAGATATACGACAATCCGGCGGGCACCCGCCGAGCGATATTCAGCGTTGCTCGCAAGAACGCCAAGACGGCTCTCTCGGCCTTCATCCTGCTGCTGCACATCGTGGGTCCGGAGGCCGTGCAGAACTCGCAGCAGTACTCCACGGCTCAGTCCAAGGAGCAGGCGGCGGTCATCTTCGAGCTCGCGGCCAAGATCATACGCATGTCGCCCGAGCTGTCGCCGTTCTGCGTGGTTCGCGACACGGTCAAGCAGATACTCTGCCCCGAGCGCGGGACCAAGTACCGAGCGCTCTCGGCGGAGGTCAAGACGAGCTTCGGCCTGAGCCCAGCGCTCACCATTCACGACGAGCTGGGGCAGGCTCGCGGACCGAAGAGCGAGCTCTACTCCGCGCTGGAGACGGCGAGCGCCGCGCAGGAGGAGCCGCTCACTATCATAATCTCGACGCAGGCGCCGACGGACAACGACCTGCTCAGCATTCTCATCGACGACGCGCTGGAGGACAACGACCCCTGCACGATCGTCGAGCTCTACACCGCCGACACGGAGGCGGACCCCTTCGCGCTCACGACCATCAAGCAGGCGAACCCCGCCTACGACGAGTTCATGAACACGAAGGAGGTTCTCCGCATGGCGGCCGACGCCAAGCGGATGCCGAGCCTGGAGGCCGACTATCGCAACCTGATCCTCAATCAGAGGGTGGAGTCCACATCCCCCTTCGTCTCGAGAATCACCTGGGAGGCGTGCGGCGCGGAGCCCGTCAGCCTGGAAGAGTACGCTGGTCAGCTGGTGTTCGCGGGACTGGATCTCTCGGCCACGAGCGACCTGACCGCGCTCGTGCTCTTGTTCATGGTGCGAGGTGTGTGGCAGGTCCACTGCTACTTCTGGCTCCCCGAGGAGGGGATAGCCGAGCGCTCTCGCCTTGACCGCGTGCAGTACGACGTCTGGGCGAAGGAGGGATACATCGAGCTCACGCCCGGAAAGAGCGTCGAGTACGAGTACGTCGCGCAGCGTCTTCGCGAGATATGTACCGAGCTCAAGGTGAAGAAGATAGCGTTCGACCGCTGGAACTACAGGCACCTGAAGCCTTGGCTCCTCAAGTGCGGCTTCACCGAGAAGGAGCTGGAGACCCTGTTCGAGGAGTTCGGTCAGGGCTTCCAGTCCATGTCCCCGGCCCTGCGGAGTCTCGAGGCTCTCGTGCTGAACAAGAAGCTGGCTCACGGGAAGAACCCGGTCCTAAACATGTGTGCTCACAACGCCGTCGTGCAGAAGGATCCCGCGGGGAACCGGAAGCTGAGCAAGGCGAAGAGCCGAGGTCGGATCGACGGCATGGTCTCGCTCGCGATGGCGAGCGCGATAGCGGAGGCTACGACCGAGGAGAAGCCCAAAGAGTTCCAGATGATGTTCGTGTGACAATTCGGGGGCTGAAGAAGGAGATCTTACTATGCCTATGGCAATCGCCTACTGGATCCTCATGCTGCTGTGGCTCGTTCTCGGCCTCATCTATCTGTGGCCTCACGCAGCCATCTTCGTCACCGGAGCGACGATCATACAGTTTCTTCTGTTCCTGATAATCGGATGGAAGCTGTTCGGGAGGCCGCTGCAGTGAGAGTAGACATCTATCTCGTCTCGGCACCGCGGTCGCCGCGACGCCGACGACGTAGGAACTCCCGTACGAGGGAGTTGGTCGGGCACTACTGGTGACAACCAGTCGTCCGCACGCGAGAGTCAGCTCCGTCACGCTGGCTCTCGCGCTGACCCTCTCGGGCTGCGCGTCTAGTCCCACTCCAGCGCCGACGCCGACTCCGCCGCCGATGCCCACTCCAGCACCGACGCCGAAGCCGACGCCCGCGCCGACACCTGTTCCCGAGCCGCCTCAGAAGGAATATCTTCTGTGCGGGGACTCGTTCTGCGCGGACGATCGTGGTGGTCGAATGACCGCCGGATGAGAGGAGAGAATGACAACTCAGAACAGAGCATACAGCGTTCTCGTCATCAAGTCGATCGACGAGGAGAAGCGGATCATCCGCGGCACCGCCACGACTCCGACCACAGACAGGGTCGGCGACATAGTGGAGCCTCTCGGTGTCAAGTTCAAGAACCCGATGCCGCTGCTCTGGCAGCACAAGCACGACAAGCCAGTCGGCATGGTCAAGTTCGACAGGCCGACAGAGGACGGCATCGACTTCGAGGCTCAGCTGGTGGACCCCGAGAAGGTTCAGTCGCCGGGCCTCAAGGACCGACTGATGGAGGCGTGGGACTCCGTGAAGACGGGTCTGGTCGCGTCTGTGTCCATCGGCTTCCGTGCTCTCGAGTACGCCTTCATGAAGGAGAGCGACGGCATTCGGTTCGAGAAGACAGAAGTCTACGAGCTCAGTCTGGTGACGATCCCGGCTAACGCCGAGGCCACGATCCAGATGATCAAGTCTCTTGACGTCGGAGCGCAGCAGGCCGCGATAGGCCAGAACGCTGATCCGAAGTCGCTGAGACCCCAACGTCCCGGCGCTACGGGAACCACGGCGAAGACCGTCTCGGTTGTCGAGATGATCGCCTCACAGGAGACTAGGGTGAAGACTATCAGAGAACAGATCACCGGGTTCGAGGCAACTCGCGCCGCGAAAGCTGCCCGGATGAAGGCCATCATGGATGCAGCGGCTGAGGCGGGCACGACCCTCAATCAGGCTGAGTCCGAGGAGTACGACACTCTCGAGCAGGAGGTTGCTCAGATCGACAAGCATCTGATCCGGCTGAACAGCCTCGAGAAGCAGCAGCTCGCAGACGCTCAGCGCGTCGAGCCCGCGCAGAACAACAACCGAACGGTCGAGACGCGCGAGCAGCGCACCACGATCGAGCCGGTTCGCGCTCGCGTGGTTGGTCCGAACGCCAACGTGCCGAAGGGTACGGCGTTCATTCGCTACGTCATGTGTCTCGCGGCGTCCAAGGGCGACACCGCCAAGGCGCTCAACATGGCGAAGCAGTTCAAGGACCAGATGCCCGAGATCTTCAACTCCATCGAGATGGACGTTGCGGGTACTCTCCGCAACGATCCTCTCATGGCGCAGAAGGCGGCCATCGGCGCTGGCACCACGACAGACGCGACATGGGCAGCTCCGCTCGTCGCGTACAACATCATGGCGTCGGAGTTCATCGGTCTGCTCCGTCCGGCGACCATCCTCGGTCGGATTCCCGGCCTTCGTCGCGTTCCCTTCAACATCCAGATGCCGTCCGCCCTGAGCGGCACGACGGTCAACTGGGTCGGCGAGAACGCACCGAAGCCGGTAAGCCAGATGACCTTCGGTACGGTCACTCTTCGCTGGGCGAAGGCAGCGGGCATCGTCGTCCTCACGGACGAGCTCGTTCGCTTCTCGAACCCTGCGGCCGAGGAAGTCGTACGCGCAGACCTCGTCGACGCGATGGCGCAGTTCCTCGATCGTCAGTTCGTCGACCCTGCGGTGGCGGCAGTCACCAACGTGTCGCCGGCCTCGATCACGAACGGCGTCACGCCAGTCACGCCGTCCGGCACCACCGCGTCTGCGTTTCGCGCAGACATCAAGACGTTGTTCGCGAACTACTTCCAGAACAACCTCTCGACAGCCGGTGGCGTGTTCCTCATGACGCAGACGCAGGCTCTGTCTCTGTCGATCATGCAGAACGCTCTCGGTCAGTCCGTGTTCCCGAACATCACCTCCGACGGCGGATCGCTGCTCGGTTATCCGGTGATCACCTCGGAGAACCTCGGCATGGCTACCGGCGGATCGCCCGCAGACGGCGGTCTCATCATCTTCCTCAAGGCGAACGAGATCATGCTGGCCGACGACGGTCAGGTCGTGATCGACGCGAGCAATCAGGCCTCCGTCCAGATGGACTCGGCGCCTGACTCTCCGCCGACCGCGTCTACGAACATGGTCAGCCTCTGGCAGATGAACATGACCGGCGTTCGCGCCGAGCGCTGGATTAACTGGGGCAAGCGTCGGTCGACGGCTGTCGCGTTCATCCAGAACACGAAGTACGCAGAATAGGAGCTCTAGCTGAGCTCCGTAAGCTAACCCTCGCGGGGCTCTACTTTGAGTGAGGGACGGACTGGTGGCTGCGTGGCTCAGTCACTCAGTCCGTCTCTTCACGCTTCAACCGAGCCACGAGGTCTAGGATCATGAAGAAGCTGAAGGCCAAGCAAGAAGTCTACTACGCCAGTCGCACTCGCCATCCAGGAGAAGAGTTCGAGGCGGACGACAGTCACGCCAATCTTCTCGTCGGCCTGGGAAAGGCCGAGGAGGTGCGGTCCCAGCCAGCACCGAGGGCGACTCCCGCCCAAGAGCCAACTCCATCACCAGCTCCCAGTCTAGAGACTAGAAGCATGTCGGCCGAGGAGCCGAAGTCCGAGGAGCAGCCAGCCGAGCAGGCTGAGGGTGCTCCCAGACGCAGACGTCGCGAGTACATGCGCCGCGACATGAAGGCGACAGACGAATGAGGATACTCGGGTACGATCTCTCGGTCCGAAAGGCCGCTCCTCCCCCCGGCCTCTCGTACGTCCAGTCTCCCAGCCGATGGGGAGCTTGGTCGTTCGGGACGATCATGGAGCCGTTCACGGGAGCGTGGCAGCGGAACATAGAGGTTCGTCTCGAGAACGTGCTGACGTTTAGCACGGTCTACTCCTGCATCACGCTGATCGCCAGCGACATCGGCAAGCTGCAGCTTCGGTACGTCGAGAGGGACAGGGACGGAGTCTGGGCTCCGGCTGAGAACTCCTCGTTCAGTCCCTTTCTTCGCAAGCCGAACAGATATCAGACGCGGCAGAAGTTCGTGGAGTCGTGGATCTCCTCGAAGATGATTCACGGCAATACCTACGTTCTCAAGGAGCGAGACAATCGCGACGTGGTGGTCGCGGGCTACGTGCTGGATCCCATGCTGACGAAGGTGCTGATAACGTCGGACGGAGAAGTCTATTATCAGCTCTCGACCAGCAATCTCGCGGGCGTCGACAAGGATCAGGTCGTGGTTCCGGCGTCCGAGATCTTCCACGACGTTCATGTTCCTCTGTATCATCCGCTGTGCGGCGTCAGTCCCATCACCGCGTGTGGATTGGCCGCCGTGCAGGGTCTTCGCATTCAGGAGAACTCGACGCGGTTCTTCCAGAACGGAAGTCGGCCCGGTGGAATTCTCACGGCACCGGGTCTCATCGATCCGGACACTGCGAAGAGACTGAAGGATCACTGGGACAACAACTACACCGGCGCGAACGCTGGAAAGGTCGCGGTTCTCGGCGACGGACTGAAGTATGAGAAGATGACCATCAGCGCGGTGGACGCGCAGCTCATCGATCAGCTCAAGATGTCGAGCGAGCAGGTCTGCTCCGCGTTTCACGTTCCGGGCTTCATGGTCGGTGTCGGGCCGACCCCGAGCTACAGCAACGTGGAGGCTCTCTATCAGATGTACTACTCGCAGTGTCTGCAGGCGCTGATCGAGGGTGTAGAGTCTGTTCTCGACAACGGCCTGGGACTGGTGACGGCGAACCAGGACTCCGGCACCGAGTTCGATCTCGACGACCTGCTGCGAATGGACACCGCCACGCAGTTCAAGACGTACGGAGAAGGTGTCAACAGAGGCATCCTCGCGCCCAACGAGGCGCGACGCAAGATGAATCTGAAGCCTGTCAAGGGCGGCCAGACGCCGTATCTGCAGCAGCAGAACTTCAGCCTCGCCGCGCTGGACAAGCGCGACAGCAAGGAAGATCCTTTCGCCGCGAAGCCACCTACTGCTCCAGGGACCGCCAAGCCTCCTGCGCAAGTTGAGGCACCTCCACCTCAAAAATTGTTGCCTCCACCTCCGGTGACCTTCGAGTCGGCGATGGAAGGTATGCGGAAAGGTGTCTCAGATGCAGCCTAACGAGCAGGCGGAGTTCTTCAGGGCTGTCGGCGCCTTCGTGTTCGAGCAGGTTAAGCTCGCGACGGCTCCTCTCCTGACGAAGATTAACGCGCTGGAGAGTCAGCTTCGCGCTCTCGAGATGCGTCCTCTCATCGACGAGGACGACGCGCAGATCATGATAGAGGGCGCGATAAGCGCGGCGACGGCGCAGCAGCCGAGCGAGCCTGTCAAGATCACTTGGCGCGACATCGAGGACTTCGGTGACGGCGTCACGTTCTACGGCTACGGCGGCGATCAGGTTCAGGCGATCATCAACGGCAGGATGGTCGAGCTCAAGGGCAGGGACGGCACGGACGGCAAGGACGGCCGAGACGGCGTCGACGGCAAGGACGGCAGGCACTGCGACATGGACGCAGTCTATAACGCGGTCGAGATTCTGGTTCAACGGTTCCAGCCTCCGAGTGTCGACGACGTAGTGAAGGCGCTGGACGAGCACGGGATAGTCGCGAAGGTCGTCTCCATGATACCTGCTCCGAAGGACGGCAGAGACGGCGAGAACGGCAGGGACGTAGACTACGACAAGCTGAAGGAGATACTGACCATAGCGACCACAGAGTATCTCTCGATGAACCCTGCTCCCGCGGGCGAGAAGGGTGAGCCGGGCATCCCGGGCCGAGACGGTATTGACGGAAAGGACGGCGCGACGCCGACCAAGGAGGAGCTGGAGACGCTGGCTCGTGGTGCTGTTCTTGCGTACTTCGAGAGGTTCCCGGTGCTGAACGGCGCCGACGGCCGAGACGGCGCAGATGGCAAGGACGGCGTAGTCGACATGGAGAAGGTCACAGAGCAGATTCTATACGCGGTCGAGAGCTACGTGACTGCAGAGGCTCTAGGACTGAGAAAGTACGTCGACGAGCTGCCCAAGCCGAAGGATGGCAAGGACGGAGAACCCGGGAAGGACGGACAGAATGGCCGCGATGGCACTGATGGAGCTCCTGGCGAGAGCGTTTCTCTGGATCAGGTTCGCAGCATCGTTGACGCTGCCGTTCGTGATGTGGTCAGTGAGCTGCCTCCTACTCCTCACGTCGTGTCTTTTAGTATTGATCGCGACGGTGTTCTTAATTGCATCTTTAACGACGGTCGAATTTCTAAGGCGGGTGTCGTGGTGGGTCGAGACGGGCTTGACAAGGACGCGATCAAGGCTCTTGTCGCTGCGGCTGTCGCAGAGATACCCATTCCTAAGGACGGAAAAGACGGAAGGGACGGTCTCGACGGCGTCGGGTTCGACGATCTGGAGGTCGTCACGGTGGAGGGATCCAGGGATCTGATCCTTCGCTTCTTCAGGGGAGAGAACAAGAAGGAGTTCACCATCAGTTATCCAGTCATGCTCTATCAGGGCGTGTGGAAGTCTGGACAGACGTACAAGAACGGCGACTGCGTGACGCGCGACGGAAACGTGTGGCACGCCTTCAGGGACACGGACGCGCAGCCTGGGACAGCTGACAGCGGATGGCAGCTCGCTACGAAGCGCGGCAGAGACGGCAGGGACAAGGGGTAAGAGAGATGGGACTGAAGCTCATATCTCAGCCTGCCGTCAAGGCAGTGACTCTCACAGAGGCGAAGAAGCATCTGCGGGTCACGCACACCGACGACGACGACATCATCAACGCTCTCATAGACGCGGCCATAGGCAAGGTAGAGGGATGGACTGGCAGAGCACTCATAGACCAGACGTGGGATCTGGTGCTGGACGAGTTTCCTGGATCTAACAGCTCGTGCTTCGTTCAGACTCGCTGCTTCAACTCGCAGTCTGCGCTGGCCATCCAGATACCCAAGCCTCCTCTCATCGGCATCACGCAGATCGCCTACGACGACGCGAACGGCGACGAGCAGATAATGGATCCAGCGGACTACTTCGTGGACGACGCGAGCGAGCCGGGATGGGTCGTTCCTGCGGGCATCACTAGCTGGCCAGCTACGATAGTCGCGATCAACTCAGTTCGCGTGCGATTTCGCGCTGGTTATCTGTTCCCAGACTCACCCCCGACGAACGCTGTTCCGGAGGACATCAAGGCCGCAGTCAAGTTGATACTGGCCGATCTATACGAGTACAGAGAGTCGCAGGTCGCCGGGACGATATCCAGCGCACTGCCATACGGCGTCGAGAACATTCTTCGGCGTCACAGAGTTCTACTAGGAATGTCTTGAGAAAGTGAGGAAGCCATGAAGAAACCTAAGCCTGCACTGAACTCCACTGACTTCGACATTCCGTCTGTTACCAAGCAGATGGGATATCTCCACGTTGACCATCGCGCCAGTCCTGGTCTTCCAGCAGACGTGGCGCAGAAATTTGGCTACGATCCTGCTCTCGTTCGCGAGGGCAAGGTCTTCGAGGCTGACACTATCGCCTGTTGTCACTGTCCGTCCGTTTTTATCAAGCGAAAGGGTACGGACATGATAGGCCGCTGTACTAAGTGCAACGGTTTCGTGTGTGATGCGTGCTTGATAGCTGCGCAGGACCCGACTTACGTTCACCGGTCCCGTCAGGAACTGATTGACATGATCAGAAGCGGCAGATACGAGTTCGGCGGGGGGACCATGTCACTCCCCATTTTGAAACGAAAGGAAACTACAGATGGCTAAGAGGATCTTTACTACTGGCGGCCTGACATATACCGCTACTGCGTCAGGCGCGGCTGTCACTACGCTAGGCTTCATGGGTCTGAGAGGTGGCGGTGCCACTCAGCTCATCGACGTGCTGGAGATCTTCTTCTCCGGCAAGGTGGGTACCTCCACCGTCATCGGTCTTGTCGCGAAGCGCACTTCTACGATCGCGACGACACCGTCTACACTCACCACCTTCAACTCAGACGGTGCGCTGTTCCCCAACACGACCGCGCTCGGCACACTCGCCGTTCCGTTCGTCACGGCGTCGGGTCTTCCCGTCTCGTCGTCTGCGGTGACAGACGCGACACTGCAACTCGGCCTCAACGGCTTCGGCGGCATCGTTCGCTGGAACGCGGCTCCGACGCAGCAGTGGCAGATCATCGGCAACACCACACCTGGAGGCGAGACGGTCGTGTTCAACTCGTCGTCACACGGCGGCGTGTCGTGCGCTGGCGACGGTCACATGATCTACGAGCCCTACTGAGTCGGGTGCAACTATGGACGTAAAAGCCACAAAGAAAGAGGAGTGGGGCAACGCAGAGTGCGTCGCCCTTCTGGAGCTGTGGTTGGCGAAGGCAAAGGAGGGCGGGATAACGCATCTCGCCCTCGCTGCCTGCGAGGCTCCCAACATAATCTACGCGGACGTCTGCGGCTCTATCATCATGCAGTCCGCGATTCACAGCGCGATAGACGGTCTCAAGAAGCGGATCGACGACGAGATAACGAGCAGACTACCGCCGTTCGATCCGAACATTCCAGCTAATCAGGTCTGCTACAACGTGTCGTCTGGCATACTCGGCTACGACTTCTTGCCGTGGCTGATCAACGCGGAGATGCGTCGCGTGAGAATGGCGATAGAGGAGCCTCTCAAGATAGCGTTCTTTCGTCACGCTAACGCGACGACTCTTCCAGCTTATCACTACGAGATGCTGCAGAACGTGGCTCGTCCTATGGTCAGCATGGTGGGCGCCGAGGCGAACAAGGTGTTCGGAGGAGAGTACACGTTCTCGGTCTTCTACAAGGACGTGGTAGACGCCGTCCTGAGGGGCGAGAAGATACCGAAGTTTACTCCGATGCTGGCCGCGACACTCGCTATCGAAGATGACCTGCGTGGACTGAAGCAGCCGGTGACCATCACGCTGCGAGAGGCGACGCACTCTCCGTGGAGGAACAGCGACCTGACCACCTGGATGGCTTTCGCAAAGTATCTGGAGGACAGAGGAGAGGAGGTCATATTCATTCGAGACACTAGGTTCGCAAATGACGAGTTCGACGACTTCTCTACTCATCCTGCCGCTGCTGTTGATCTGCACGTTCGCACGGCGCTGTATCAGCAGGCGAAGTGTAATCTGTTCGTGTCGAACGGACCGATGACAATCAACTATCATCTCGACACGCCCTTCATGGCATTCATCGAGGTGGACGAGGGCCATCATCAGCGCTATCGTCCAGGCTGGCCGGAGTTCTGGCCCGAGTGCATGGGCATCGAGGTCGGTCAGCAGTTTCCGTGGTTCAACGAGGCGCAGCGCATAGTCTGGAAGAAGGACAGTCTCGAGAACTTGATCGAGGCCTGGGAGCAGCGATGCCGCTGACGTTCACCGGACGCGGGCCGAGACTTATTCCTACAGAGCCGGCAGCTCCCCCCGGCTTCGTGGGGGATCAGATTCCGCTGGACTATCACTGGGGAGTTCGCGCCGCGACGACAGCTATTGCTACTGGTGGTGGTGCGTTTGGGCAGTTTGTTGATGGCAGCAGCAATCTCGCCAATGCCAGTTTTAGAGCAGACGGGACGCTCGATCCGGCGACGTTCGGAATTGCTGCACCGGACGACGCCACGATGCTGCACTGGTACAGTACGGTCGGTTCATTCCTCGACATGGATACTTTTAATTCGGGCGGAACGCGCGAGCGTCCGGTACTGACTTATCCATCTTCGCTGGGAGGCTCCCCGGCTGCGCTGCAATTTTTCCGTCATGGCTTCGAGAGCAATATTGCACCTTCTACCGGTCCACTTTTCGGAGGTGGATTCGCGCCGCTCGTTTTTGGATTTGTCTGGGCTCCGACTGATCTTCCGCCCGCAAGCATGATGGTGGTTAATCAAAACAACAACAATTATTTTGCCATAACATCGGATGGAAGTTTTTTCTGGTACTCGGCGCAGGCCGGTGGAAACAATTTAACCGTTGCGACCGGCGTCTTTACAATAAACCATTTTCATTGCGTCCAGGTTCTCATGAACGGGACTGCTTCAAAGATAAATATCAATGGTATCGACTACAGCACCGGTGGCCTTGATATGGGTTCGGTGACATCTGCTGACAGCTTCTTGATCGGCGATCATATCAACATCATCGGCGCGCAGCCGTTCGAGGGTTACATCGGAGAGATTTGGTCGGCGAGCGGTGATCGCAGTGCCTCATTCAACAACATCTACTTGAACTGCAAGGCTTGGTGGAAGAACATGCCATGAAGAATTCTCTGGAGGTAAGATGCCGCTGACGTTCGTCTCGCAGGGACCATTGCTGATACCGTCGAGCTATGCCGGCCCCGGCGACGTTGGGATGCAAGTGCCGTTTGCATGGTACGGCTTATCCGCCTTCAGCGCGGCGAAGGCTGCGGCTGGCGTCAACGC